GGCTGTTCGGGAAGCTTGTTTGCCGAGAGGATTCAGGCTCGGACGGCGCAGGCGTGCGCGGCCGGAGCCCAATAGCAAAAAAGGCAGAAAGCCGAAGCTTTCTGCCTTTCGAATTCTGGCGGAAGGGGAGGGATTCGAACCCTCGATACGGAATTTCCGTATGCCGCCTTTCCAGGGCGGTACATTCAACCACTCTGCCACCCTTCCATAGGTGCTGAGCGAACATGCCGGCCGTGGTGATTGGCTTTGTCGACACGTCGAATTTGCTGAGGAGACGAAGTATGCCTGAGTTTTTTGAAAAAGTCAAGAAACGTTTGAAAAAAAACTGCAGATGGCATGCGGGATGTGCCGGGACGCCGCACGCATGAAAAAAGGCAGGAAGCCGAAGCTTCCTGCCTTTCTGAATCTTGGCGGAAGGGGAGGAATTCATGAATTAAGGCGTAGCAACGGTTGTAGAGGCTTTAATGTCAAAAGACCCACCAAAAGACCCACCGACAAAAAAAGAAGACTAACGGTTTTTTTTGCTTGTGGCGTTGCGAGATTCTCTGGCTACGCGACTCAGGAACTCGCGTAGAGCTGCGATGGGGTACGCAGTAATGCCTGGATAGGCTACAGGGTCCGGGAAGCCGCTTTCCAATGCCCAACGTCGAAGTGTCGGCTCTGATGTATCAAAGGCGGCGATGACTTCATCTCGCGTTAGAAATGCATAGTCAGGAACTGCCGGATCAAAGAGCATCGCGCGAATGCTCTTTCCGTCTAGTGTATTACCTATTGCCATAGTTTGGTCCTCACGATGCCAGTTCAAGCCGTTCGTTCCTGGTGATCTTGCCTTCCTTCAACAGCTCCTTGTAAAGCCGGAAAAGCCCCTTCGGCGTCACGTGCGCCGTGACGGACACGCTCGGTCCTTTTTCAGGATGATCGAAGTTCGACACGCGCGGGCGAAGAACACCTTGCTTGACTCTGTCGGCATAGGGTTCGTTCTTCGCAGTGAGCCACGAGTGCGTGCGCAGCCAGTCGAAGAGGTGCTTGGCCGGATAGCCGAGCGTCTTTGCCGCCTCTCGAATGAGCATGTCGCCGTAGGAGGCCTCGACAGTCTCAGCAAAGGCAACCTTAGGAGCGTCCTCGGCGATCTTGTGTTCAAGCGCTGCGGTCTTCTCCAGAGATGAGGCCAGCTGTCGCAGCGCCGTCGGATAGTCCGGCAACGCGGGAGCGGATACCTTGGCCTTCGCAAGTTCGTCGCGACAATCGCTGAATGCTTTGACGAGGCGAATTTTGAAGGTGCGGGCGATCTCTGTGTTCTTCAGGTAGGTGAAGAGGAGCATTGCCTGGTTTTCGTTGAATAAGGCGACCTCGCGTTTTTGAGTGCCGCCATTCGTTTCAAAGGGTCGGGTTTCAAATCCAACCCTTCCGAAGGAGTTGAAGTCGTCCTCATACTTGCGCGTTAGCTTCATCACCGAAGCGTGTTCGATTTGAGCGCCGTCAGCGATGGTGAGAGAGTCGACGACCGGTTGGCCGTTGGTGAGTTTGATGATTTCATTCATTTGCGTTTTCATCCGTTACGGAAACGACAAGTTCAGCGGTCTCGATGAGGGCAGCCGCTGTTGCGATAGACGATTGGATGTCTTTGTAGGAGCTGAGAACTTGAGGGTTTTCGGTGGCGTCGAAAACCATTGTCAGGATGCTGCGTGCCTCTTGGCAGAGCGAAAGCGCCTGAGAGTGGGCCTCAGCTGAGGACAGAGAGTTGGAGAGCAACCCTCTGATGACGAAGGGCAAATTGAATGTTGACAGTGTCGCGGACGCGACAGCAGATTGACTGGCTTGCATAGCGAGTCTCCTTTGGGTGTTGCTGGAGCCTCGCGACCACTTTCCACGGTGGTGAGCGAGGCGCTACGGGGTGGAAATACCGTCCCAAAGGTGCCGGCCGCCGCAAGGGCGCCCGTAGGCCTCACTCGTAAAAGTGATATGCACGCACACAAAAAATCCGCTCGAACGAGAAGACGTAAGGCGGTTGTGCGCCTTTGGGGTTCGTCCGGGTTTCCACGCCCGATCACGCTTTTTCTCACGTGATGGGCTCATTGTATGCATGCGTTTGTCAGTTTGTCAACATTCGTTGCCGTATGATGTTGGGTGAGCTCGCGTCGTCACACGCGAGCCCACCATTTCTCACACTCGGAGTAAGCGAGCATGAAAACGTACCCGTACCCACAAGACCAGATCATGGAATACCTGCAGGAAGCGGCTGATAATGGAGAAGTGATTCAGCTGACCTATTACGGCGGAACTCGTCCTGGTGAGGCGCGTTCTGTTGTTCCGACAACGGTTTATAAAACTCGTTTTCATGGAATTTGCATAGACTCCAATATTGAAAAAACATATCTGTACGAAAAATGCTACTTTCCGAAGATGTTTGGTGTTCAAAAGCGTAATGCTTTAGCAGATACTCCATCACGGTTTGCGGGAAGTTCAAAAAGGTTCGATACCTTTTCTGAAAGTGACTCAAATGCACGAGAAATCCGTAGATTGGAAGACCTAAAGAGAAGCAAAGAGAAACTTGAGAAAAGCAAGAAGGAGCTTGCAGACTCTGTGGGAGAGCTTAAGGAGTCTTGGAACGACTTGGCTCATATCGTCAAGACACGGGGCGGTACAAGACCGATTCGTCAGACAGCCCAGGAGCCGTTAACCACAGAAGAAAAGCCTTCAATCAGTCAGCGCGGCTGGTTCATCTTGGTTTGGTATGTTGTTTTCTTTCCGGTTGGTGTCACACTCACCTTGGTGAATCCGAGATACAGCAAGCAAAAGAAAGCAGTCATCGTGTTGTTGTTCGTTGCATTTTTATGCGTGATTTGGTCGATGCCTCAGCCTCAAACTCCGCCAGCGTAGTTCCCTTAAAACGGTACTTCGCCGTCGTCATAGGTCTGGGTATGCTCTTGTGCGCGTGATCGCCTTGCCGGCTCTTCCTGTCGCTGTTCTCCACGATCCTTCGCGCTCTGGACGAACTGGAAGTGTTCGCAGATGACTTCCGTCACCCATCGGTCGGCGCCGTTTTTGTCTTTGTACTTTCTCGTTTGAAGACGGCCACGTACCCAGATCGGCGACCCCTTGTGCAGATACTCGGCAATCGTCTCGGCAGTCTTGCCAAAGGCGACGACGGTGTTCCAGTCTGTGGCGTTTTCGTATTGACCGTCCGCGTTTTTCACTCTACGGTTTGTGGCGACGGCCAGGGAAACGAAAGCGAGGTTGTTCGTCCCATATCGGAGGTCAGGGTCGCGGCCAAGACAGCCGCAAATGGTCACTTCGTTGATGTTCAGCATTGTTGTTCCTTTGAAATTCGGTTGATTTGTCGTTCAATCTTTTCGTGCATTGCTAGGTCGACCTTGGCGCTGAAACCGGGGATCAACAGGCGCAGTTGACCGATCATCACGAGGCAGTCGGCACACTCTTCCGCAAGGTTGTTTTCAAGCGCCGTGATGCACCGATACTTGCCGCCGGATGCTTCGGCCTGTCGGGCGAGCGCAAGACGTGAAGCCGCAGTTGCAGCCTCTCCGAACTCTTCGGCAGCCTTGAGCGTCTGATGGTCTCGCCCGTAGTGTCTGGCAATGTCTTTCAGTTCTTCGTCGATCATTCTTCGTAGTCCTCGCACCAAGGACGGAAAGAAAGCTGATACTTGCTGACGTCCAGTTGCCGGTTGCGGTCGTCGTACCAGTGTGTGCCGTTGAAGTAGGCGTACAAGCGGAAAGGTTTGCATCCTTCGCGATAGACGAGCTCGATCTGGTAGTGCCCGGGTTCCGGACGCTCTTTCTTGAATGAGTGCCACCGCTCGTTGTCTTGGTTTGTCATTCCTGCTCCTTGATCTCTTCAATGTCCTGCCACTCGATTCGGACGTGCGCGAGGCAGGCGCCTATCCAGATGCCGACCGTGATGCCATCGGCAAACTCCTGATCCGTCACGCGTCCGGCTTTGTGAGCTTCTGCGAAGTTGGCTGCGTACATGTTCAGTCGCTCGTGGAACTTGCCGCCAGACAGCGTTTCTAGTTTTCTTCGCGCTTTTTCGTCGCGAACTTGGTATTTCATTCCTCTTTCTCCTTCATCATCTGGATGCGGATCGAGCGATAGTCCTTCAGCGCTCCGACGCAGTAGGACAACTTGCGGATGGCCGCATCGACCTCCTCAATGGTCGGAGGAGTTCGACCTTTCCAGTCCTTTCGACACGACGTGGCGCATACCTCGATGGCTTCCAACGCGAAGAGCGCCCGGCGTCGGTGCACTTTTTCGTTCTTCATTCCTCGTCCTCCTTCTGTTTGACGAAGTACTCAGTCGGAAATAGCGTTGGCGCGATCTTTCCCTTGACAGGGACGTGGAGGAGGTAGAAGCCGCAAAGCGTACCTTTTGCGTGATACATGAACGCTCGTCCATCGCATTCCGCTTCTGCCTCACGGATCGCTTTTTGTGTTGTGCCCATCATGCAAGCGATTCGCTTTCGAATTCCCTTTTTCATTTCGACTGGCATTCTTCGTTCTCCTTGATCTTCGATAGCAAGAACGTCTTGAGCACGAACGCCGCATCGTCTTGCGAAACCTTGCTCACGCCCTCAGTAACCTTCTGGAAGATCGGCTTTGCTGCTTGGTTCAAGATGACGCAGGTGCGGGCTTTCTCGTTCGTCGTGAAGTTGACTTCATAATGCCTGCCGTTCACGTAGAATCCGTAGCCCCACATATTCTGAGAGCCAGTAATTTCGCAGTTGAGGCGCTGCATCTGTACCCCTGCCCACTCCGTTTGAGCCTTCTGGAAAGCCTTTGCGTCCGTCGACGCACGCAGAATCGCTTGGCCGATTTGCTCGGCTTCGAAGTGCCACATGTCGGCGATATATCCTCCTTCTTTGACTAGGACTCTTACAGAGGCCCCGCTCCTTTCAACAAGCGCGAGAAAGTCACGATCCTCGTCAAGCGTGTTGTCGTAGTAGTCCTTTGTCCATGGCATGCCGACGATCTCGGCAATCGCGGCTTGAGCGGCCTCATCAATTTTTACTGTCTGGCTCATTCTTCGTTCTCCCACAGAGCGTATCTGGCGGTCACATCCTTATGCCCAAAGGCGTTTAGCCGGCCGTCCCAAAAAATCGGCAGCCGGTGGAACGAGCCGAACGGGATGAAGTCTTGGCCGTCGAAAACCGCAAACCCCTGAAAAAGGGTCTTGCCGAAGTAGGGTTCCGGCGTGCCAGTGTTTTGATCCTTTTCTTTGACTTCGAGCCTGAGCGGCAAGCCGCGCGGCGGCGTCGTGTCCGGATACGTTTTCCATTGCGTCATTCCTTGTCCTCCTTACGGAAAGCCCCGCGCGAGGCGGGGCATGAGTGGGTTACTGGTGCTTGAAGCTCAAGCGAATGTCGCCGTTGTCTTCAACAGTCATGGACGTGCCAGCGATCTTTTTCAACGCTTCTGGATCAAACGCGGGCGTCTGTTCAACGGGCACCGTTTCAGCTGTGGGTTGTTCGTCGAACTCCTCCTCTTCTTCAGCGTTTTCTTCAGTGTCGTCATAAGCAAACAACAGAGCGCTGATCTCGTCGCTTTCGATTTTGGCGCGCTCGATTGTGAGTGCGTAGTTGCAGACGGAATGGGCAATATTCTGGAGGACTTCCTTGTGTTCGCTCTTGTGGCTTTCGAAGGCGATCAAGAGAGCAGATTCGACGAGGAGAGAAGTGTCGATGTCGTCGATCCGGTTGTCATACTGATTGTTGATGTCGAACAGAGCGGACCGGATGATTTCATGGGAGGTTGCTTTTTTAAGCATGAGCTTCTCCTTGTAGAGATAAAGGGTTAATTGTTTTCGTGGATTTCGTCGTCAACGACCGGGGCTTCGAGATACTGCTCTGCAGCGGTGCCTTTCTCTATGAACTCGCCTTCAATGAAGTCCTGCTGCGTTACTGCTTCGCCACGGTCCGACTTCTCGTCGATCTCGACTGCACGGACGGCCTCGATGCTGACGGGGAGGTACTTGAATAGGCGACGAATGACGGTCTTCTTTGCCATCTCGTCCCAATGCGAGGCCCAGGGGCCAGAGGTGCCGGCTTTTGAGGTCTTGCGCACAGCTTCAATCTCGGCGCGAGACATAACCTCGAATTGAACCCCGCCGCCCTTGAGCTTCGCGACGGCATAGACGTGAGTGACCTTTCCTCGATCCGCAACCGATGCAGGGATGTGCTCGATGTCCGGATCTAGACCGAGCTTGTAGTTGAAGGTGTCCTGTTCGTGCACGCAGTATGCGGATAGGCTGACGATCTGACCGGATCGACGGGCGAGATCGATCATTCCTCGGTAGCCGATAATCAGCTGCGCGTTCGGGCGGCCTTGCTTGTCTTTGCCATTTCCGAAGGGCAGCAGATAGCAATGCCCGAGCGCGGAGCCTGGCTCAAGGCCCAGAGCTGCGCACTGGAGGACGGCGCCGTAAAAGCTCTCAGGGGCGCACTTCAGAAGAGCCGGTGCCTTGCGGCACTCAGTCATGACGATGCGCGTCAGGCGATCAGCAGTCATGCTCTTCGGAAGTGCCAGGGCCATCTGTGCCTGAAACTTTTTCGAGCGCACGACGTCGATGACGGTTGCGGCTTTGACCTGTTGCACGACGGCGGTCTGTTCGGCGGCAGGTGCGACCTGAGATTTGAGAACATCAGTTGTGGACATTGGTTTTCCTTTGTGTTAAGCGAGTCGAAGGATGCGGGTGGTGGAGGTCTGTACGAAGTCCCTGTACAGGTCCGGGTGTTCTTTCTTGAATGCAGTGGATGCGAAGCGGGAGCTGTTCTGCGCCTTGTAGGTCACGGCCTTCTCGCCGCCAATGAGTAGTCCTGACTTCTCGCCGATGGCTAAAATCACGCGGTTTGCGACGGCCTTTTCCTGGTCTTGGAGCTCCTTGATGCGCTCTCTGATCGTGCGCAACTCGCCAATGTCGGCCGCTTCATCGTTGCTGGCCTCGACCATCTCGCCGTCATCGCGGGCGTACAGCTTCTTGATGTCGTCGGCATTGATCGGATCGGGAGGGACGTCAGCGAGGACCTTCTTGAACCAGAAGGCGTGGCACTTTTCGACGATGGCTTTGATCACGTCCTCGTCGCGCCGCACTTCGTACATTCGGAAGTCTTGTCCGCCGATGAGAACAGCGACATAGAACTTCTTGATTCCGGTAACGGCCATGTACCACTGAATCTGCGTTTCGTAGTAGAGCGGAATCTGGTGCTCGGTGACGACATTGCCGGACACGATCTCAGCTTCCTGCGAAGGTCCCCACTTGTCGGCCATGAATGCGTTGGCGGTCTTGCATTCAAGGCCAACGTCGGTCGAAAGCATGAGGCCTGTTTCGGCAGCCTTCTCGGGCTTGTTGACGCGGACCGTCTTGGCGATCTGTTCGTTGACAATCGCTCGGTCGATGTTTCCGCGCATCCACCCGTTTTCGCCTGTCGAAAGAAGGAAGTTCACGCGCTGAATTTTCATGCCGGTGCGCTTGCTGAACTCTTTCGCAACCACGTCTTCAAGCGTTGTTCCCCAGTAGGCTGCTTCGCCTGCCGGTGAGCCTTTGGTCTTGCCGGTCTTCTCTTCCCACAAGCTTAGCGGCGTCTTGTAAGGGTTGAGGCCGAGGACAGTTGCGACGTCTGAACCGCCGATGCCCTTGCTGCGCTCTTGCAACCAGGTATCGCGTTCCATCTCTGCAGTCTTAATTGCTGCCATTCAAAACTCCTTGAAAGAGCGCGGCCGCAACAATTGCGAGCGCTCCTACGAGAACAACGACCTTCCAGATCAGCGAGGGTCGTTCACACGAAAAAGGCTCGACGTTCTGCCGAGCCTGCTTTGCTGCGCGCCGCTGCTCGAGCGGTCGCTTTCGAGTAATTCGTTTCATGTCGAAATCCTGGGGGATGTGGTCAATCGTCTTGACTGGGTCTGAGTAGCTCATTGGGTAACCTTGAAAATCCCGCGTTGAAAAGCTTTGTAGACTGCTTCTGCGGCAGTTCTCGCGCAAAGCACGCTCATCATTTCTTCGTGGTAGTACTTGACGGTCGTTATCGCGATGCCCATCTTTTCGGCGATTTCGCGTCGTCTGAGACCTTTCGCGACGAGCGTGAGGTACTCGACCTCACGAGGTCTCAGGGTTTTGCGCGGTTCCGCTTTCATTCGAGCACCTCGCCTTCGTCCTCGTCCTCTTCGTCGTAACTTTCTTCGTCCTCGTCCTCGTCTTCTTCGTCAGGGTCGGGGCCGCACCACTTTTCGTAGTCGTCAGGACCACATCCGTCTGGGTAGTTCCATGCCATGCCGATCTCCTTAGTCAAAAATCCAGTGGTAGAGAGTGGCCGCAGCCATTGCCGGCAGGATCACGAGGCCGAAGAATCCGAGGAGGCCTTCAAGGCCATCGATGAGGTACCCGAGTACGCCGGAGCGCTGAGGCTCGGTACCATCCGTGCCGAAGTAGGTCCGCTTCGCCAGGTCGTCGAGGTAAGTAATAAAGCGCTTCATGACGCCTCCGAAAAAAAGAAAAGACATTCAGACGCCCTCGCTCGGAAGAACTGCCGGCTCGTGATGGCACGGGCAAGGGCGCGTGAATGTCCTTTTTGTTGGTTGTGGGTGAGGGAGCCGGGGTGAACGCAAAAGCCTCTCGCCTGCAGATGCCCCGGCTTTGGAATCTGGGACTATCGACCAGACCGGCGCATATCTGCGTCACGCCGTTTGCCCTCGAAGTCGTTACGGAAGTTCGTCCATGACGCACTGGACGTTGCACGCGACCTGCTCGTATTTCTCCGCTGCGGGGCAGTGGATGACGGTCGGCTCGGTCTTCATGTAGAAAGCGAGCGCGGCGGCGTTCGCGATGCTCATGAGCGCGTACTCGTGGACATCAGCTTCGCTGCAGGTCTCGCGACCGATCGAACGGAGGTGATGCGCCAGTCGGGCGTCGAAGTCGTTGCGCTTCATTCTTCGTCCTCCTCCTCGTCGTCATCGTTGAGCAAACCAGTCAGAAGGGCGTCAGCGGAGTTGAGTGCACCGATGTACGCATCGTCGTCGCCCCGGATGTAGGCCTTAGCGGCCTCATCCATGAAGTCTTTGATGTACTCGAGGTAGTCGAGCTTGTCCTTGTCCGTCATTGTGTTCTCCTGATAAGCCGTCCCGCGTGTCGCTCTTTGCGGGTGCCCGCGAGACGGCTGTGATCTTTATGAAAGTCCATCCAAGCGCTCTCGCGCCAGTCCCCTACGCTTGAACACATGCGCAAGAACGCTTGAATCGACTTTCTGCTGTGCACGGTCCCGCGTTTTCCGCAGGCAGCCGCTCGGGTCTTCGTGACCTCTGCCTCTCTCGGCTGCATCAGCTACGTCCGCCGCTCCACGTCCCTCAACGTCTGCCACCTCGCGTCCGCGTTTTCATGTCGGCCCTCCCGGTTGTTGCCGGTAGGTTGGTGTTGAATGGTTTCTTCTTGCTATGTGCTGTTGAAACCAATCAACACCATCGATGTTACACCAAAATAAAACCAATATGGTTGCCGTAGGGTGTTGGTGAGGTGTATAAATTGGGGAGTTATTGACGCGCATCAATGGCACTGAAATTAAGACAAAAAAAGCCCGCCTTGAGTGGCGGGCTTGATTTGGTTGTGTTATGGGGTTTGGTTTAGTAGGTGTTGAATGATCCGCAAACGACGCCGACGACCTCTAAACCGTGTTGCCTGGAGTGAAGGATTGGATAGTCTGGGTTCAGCGGCTTCAGATCAAAGAGTTCTCGACCTTGATCGTCGTATCCGGTGACGACGTATTTCTTGAAAGTCGTCTCTGTGAGAATGCCAGACGTAGAACGTGCGATGACGAAGTCTCCAGGTTTTGGCAGCCTATTGGGGTCGACGAAGAGCAGTTGTCCTTCTTGGAAATTTGGCGACATGGAGTCGCCTCTTACGCGAAGAGCAAAAGTTTTCTCCGGCAATGTTTCTGGGACGATCGCCCATTCATCGTATTGTTCTTGTCCGTTGTCTGTAAGCATTCCCGCCTGCACATATGAAAGGATTGGTATGCGCTTGAAACGTATCGTGCTTACTTGGGGGTTGCCGAGTTCTGCGTTTTCCGTGTCAAGTGTTCCTGGGGGAAGGCCAAGCTTATCTTCAATCTCTCTAGCGATTCGTGCTCCAAAAGACTTCGTTCCTCTGATCATGTCATTGATCTGCTGCGGAGCTTTGCCAAGTATCTCGGCCAATCGAGACCGCGAGCCATTCAGCTCTGCCAGACGACTCAGGTTTGCAATGCGTATCCGCTTCAGGGTGTCTTTTTCATTCGTACTCATAAGAAGTACCTCCCTTCTGCAATAGTAGTGTGGAAGGTGTATGCGCGGCAACATGTGCGGCAACCAACAAAAGCGGCGAAAATGTTGTATTATGGTTCAACACCAAAACAACACCGAGAGGTCTGAGATGACGCCTCGAGCGCTCGAATATTTCAAATCCCTAAAGCCAATCGAAAAGAAGGCCTTGTGCCAAAAAGTAGGCATTTCTGTCCGATGGCTTCACAACTGCATGTATGTCCCGTCGAAGAATTTCAGCCCGGAAGTCGCTGAGAAGATCGAGATGGTTTCTTGTCGAAAAGTGACGCGCGAAGACCTGCGCCCAGATATTGACTGGTCGCTTATTCGCTAAGGGGACGCCATGAGCTTCAAGGTTTCCGCACTGGCATGGATGGTTCCGGTTGAGAAGTCAACCGAACGTCTTGTGCTCCTCGCTCTTGCCGACCGGGCCGATGACGAAGGCAAGAACTGCTATCCGTCCGTCGAGACCATTTGCGGCATGACGCAGATGAATCGAAAGACGGTATTTGCTGTCATTTCGAGACTTGCGGAACGTGGCGTTTTGTCAGTACGCAAGCGAGAGGTGCACAACTCGAATGAGTACCTTCTGCACATAGAGGATTGGCCCAAAAACGGAAGTACCGAAAACGGTACGACCCAAAAACGGGACAACCCAAAAACGGTACGCCAGTTGTCCCGAAAACGGTACGTAAGTTGTCCCGAAAACGGTACGACAGTAGTACCGAAAACGGGACACGAACCTATCAATGAACCTATCAATAACCAATCAATAACCAGTAGAGAAGACGCGCCGCCAAAAGCCAGAGCCAAGAAAGGCGAGGCCTGGAAAAAGTGGATCAAGGTCGAAAAGCCGGCTGAAGTTCCTGATGACCTCTGGAAGCAATTCGGAGAGATTCGCGCTCTGAAGAAGATGGCATTGACCGAAAGAGCGTTTGATCTTCTTCGATCCGAAGGAGAAAAGGCTCACATGACGCTGCTTCAGGTCGTTGAAACGTGTTGCGGCAATGGTTGGGCAGGCTTCAGAGCCTCCTGGTTGACGAGGGCGAATGGTAGCAACTACCGCAAGCCTCAGAACGTCACCCAGACGGCTGAATACCGAGAGCGACTTCAGGCCTGCTGCCGAGGTGAAGGCAGAACCGAAAAACTCGCTGACGACGGCGTAACGATCATTGTGGATTGAGGGAAAGAACATGAAAAAAGCAGAGGGCTTGGTAGGCCTGTTGGGCTTTGCCGAGGGTGAAGAGGAGCGGGTATGCCCAGAGCATGGGCGGTATATCTCGCACCTGACCTACCTGAAGGGAGAGCTCAAGAATGCGAGCGGATGTCCGAAGTGCCGAGCGATCCAGTTGCAGAAGCGGCAGGAAGACGAAGAGCGCGAACGAAAGGAACGTGAAGAGCTTGAAAAGCGCCGCTCGTATGAGCAGACGCTGGACCGAACGGCCATCCCGACCAAGTACCGATCCAGAACGCTTGCATCCTTCAGAACCGATGGGAACGACCAGAAAGCGAAGGTGCTCAAGATCGCCGAGTCCTACATCACAAAGTTCGACGCGCTTCGCCAGTCCGGCATAGGGATGGTTTTCATCGGCGAATGCGGGACCGGCAAGACCCATCTGGCGTGTGCGGTGCTTCAGGAACTCTTGAGCAAGTGCGCCGGCATCTACACGACGGCACATGAGATGGGGCAGAAGGTTGCTGACTCCTGGGGATGCCGAGAGCCAGGAAAGACGACCGCAGACGTGAAAAGAGCCTACAAAACTTGTCCGCTGCTTGTCGTCGACGAAGTGGCCAAGGAAGACGCGAAGCCGATCACGAAGGAAGTCCTGTCAGAGGTTTTGTATGCCCGCTACGACACTCAGCTTCCGACCATCTGGATCACCAACGCCGATCCGGCGCTGCTGAAGACCGCGATAGGAGAGCAGGAGTACGACCGGCTCAAAGAAACGTGCAAGTTCATCCGGCTCTCGTGGCCGAGCATGCGGAAGAACGACATCGATTTTTAACAAAGGAGAGGTCATGACAGACCAGAAATCAAATGAGCGAGACGGGCAACCGGAAGCAGTCCAGTCGCCCGAAATCACAACGGATTTCAGTTCTCTTGAGCTGGAGACGCTAGATACCGCCGAAGAAGAAGGAAAACGTCTTATTCGTCATTACGTGCAACGCGCGAAACAGCTTCATCGAGAACATCTTCGTCGCTGGGGCAGACCTGATCAAGCCAAGCAAGAACTGCCTCAAGGCGTGAAACGTTGATCGAAACCAAAGACTGGACTTCTTCTGTGCCTGTGTCGCCCGTTGCGGAAATGTCGATCGGTTCGAGTTTCACCGCACCTGCAGCGCACATGGCGAGTAGGGCTGTTTTGGGGTCGAGTTTAGTAACAGGCATTTGTTTAAACCTCCGTGGGTTGGTTGATGGACGTGTTGGGGAACACAGCATCAATCATCTCACGGGGGACCTAAAAAGGAGGAGTCATGAAAGAAAGTGACGAATATCGCCTCGGACGATCTGCCGCATTGCGCGGTGAGCCGATGGCGAAATATCAGGGCTTGACGGCTCGAATGAATCCAAAGAAGAGAGCGGCCTTCATTCAAGGCTATTGCGACGGACTGAGGAGAAAGGAAAAATGATTAGTTTCACGATCGAGGGGGCTCCAGTCCCCAAAGGACGCCCGCGCTTCACGCGCACTGGGCATACGTTCACACCGGCCAAGACGCGTCAATATGAGGCGCTTGTTACGGCAAGAGCAAGGGAAGCCATGATCGGCAAAAGAAAGATCGAAAAGCCGAACGCAGTCCGTGTGGACATTCTCGCCATCTTTCCTGTGCCCTCGTCATGGTCTAAGAAACGCCGCACAGCGGCTCTGCAAGGTGTCGAGCATCACGTCTCAAAGCCGGACCTTGACAACGTGCAGAAGGCGATTCTTGACGGCATGAACGGGATCGTTTTTGAAGACGACTCTCAGGTTATCGACAGCAGGACCAGAAAGGCATACGGACCCGAGCCGGGAGTGAAAGTTTTTGTAGATGAGGTGAAGCATGGATGATGCAGACCGAGCCGCCCGAAGCGATGAGTGGATCATGCGCGCGGCAATTGAGGAGAGAAAGCCCGAGGGACCGAGTCCGATCGTAGTGAGCTTGTGTTTGAACTGCGGGAAAGTGATCGAGAGGGTACCTGCAACGGTTGATGGAGTTCGGAATGTTCGACGCTGGTGTTGTGCCGCATGTCGTGATGAATGGGAAGAGGAACATGAACGCTGAAGAAAAGATTCTCGAAGATCGTCTGCTCAACTGGGGACGGTGGAACCAAGACCCAAAGCGGCAGGGACGCTCTCCGCTGTGCGCCTTCATGGAAGCCGTGCCGGACGACGATAAGGACAATGACGCGCCTGTCGAACGGCATGACGGGCCGCCGCCAGTGGATGTCAGCGATGCCCTGCTTGTGCAGAGGGCGTGGGAACGTCTCCCGGTTGCGCCGGAACGCTATAGAAAGGCGAAGATGGTCGTTGGCGTTGCATACGCCTTCCACGTGCCTTTTATGGACCTGAAGCGCATCCTGAGGAAGTATCACCGCATCAATCTTCACGAGCGGGAGTTTGATGGACTGGTAGAGATGGGCAGGACGATGATTCGAAACAATCTGCTCAAACTCGAAGGAATGCCGCCTAAATGAGTTATACTAAAAGGACAATTTGAAGCTGTGTGATCAGCGGGGCCGTTTTCTGGGATAGGTGTATCTTCAGAAAACGGCATGCCTTTTTGCGTAGGCGGGTTCGAAACCCAGATGTAAGCCTGTAGGAGTGATCCTGCGGGCTTTTTTCGTTTACAACACCGCGCAAGCCTAGCCGGGGACGGAATGTCCCCAGGAAGCTCACTCCGCGCGGTTACCTTTTTGCTACCTTAGGGCAGTTTGCTCCGAGGTCGGGGCGGGGAGAAATCCTCGCCCTCTCTAATTCCTTGGGTTACCTATGAAGAAAGCTATTGTGGCGGCCATTGCGGTCGCCTTTTTCATTTCTACTGCAGCGGAAGCACGAGGTGGTCGTGGGTTCAGCGGTGGACGTTCGTTCTCCCGTCCTGCTCCTACGAAGAGCTATGCACCGAAGCGCACGACTGTTGTGAAGAAGAACACGACCGTCATCCAATCTGCTCCTGCCTCTTCCGGCGGTGGCTTCTGGAGTTCTCTCTTCGGTGCGACCGCAGGATCGATGGCCGGCAACGCTATCTACGATGCTGTGACTGATGACAAGAGCCAGACGCCTGTGCAGGCTCAACCTCAGCCTCAGCCCGCTCAGTGATGGGGCGTCGAATGAGCGACGGAGAGCTTGGGTCCTCCCGGGGCTTTTTGAGGTCTGCGGGTCGGACGAGCCCCGAAAACGGTCTAGATGCAATTTTCAAAAGGGTGTTCATGAACATTTCACTTTACGCTTTTCGTGAACGGTTTACGCTTGCCGGTGCCTGCCGGTATTGAAGCGAAAGCGCGAACGCGTGAAGATGGAAGTACCAAACAAAATGAGGTGTTGGCATGGCGAACGATGGCGTCAGCATGCGAGAGTTTGCGCGCCAGGTCGGACGTAGTGCCGCATACGTAAGCGGGAAGTGCAAGACTGGCGAGCTGCCTCTCGTCGACGGAAAGATTCCGTTGAAAGAAGGTATTAAAGCCTTCAAGGCTCTGGTCAAGTCTGAAGAACAAAAAAAGGCGAGCCGCCGCACGTCGAGAAAGACTGCGGACGTGTTCATGGGCGACGACGATGACGACAAGCAGATCGCTTCTGCGATGAATCTCAATGAGGCGTTCAACAAGGCGCGCGTCGCCAAAGAGGTCGCAACCGCAAAAATCAAGGACCTCGAATACAAGAAGCTCAAGGGCGAGTACGTAGCGGTTGCCGATGTTGAGGCGGACGCGAGAGAGGCGGCAGCAATGCTCCGAAACTTCGCGATCTCCGCGCCGACACGTTATTCCGCGCTGCTTGAAAATCGGACGCAGCGCGAAGCTGAAGAAGTCCTTGAAGACATCTTCCGCGACCTTCTGAAAACAATCAACGACTCGCGCTTCGCAAAGGAGTGATGACATGGGCATTTGGGCCAAGGCGTGGGCGCAAGCCTGTCGCCCGATCTCTCGTTTGACTGGGAGCCAGTGGGCCGACAAGTTCCGCGTTGTTGCGTCTGGTACTTCTCCAGAAGCCGGCTCTTGGCGCACAAGTCGAACTCCCTACCTACAGGAGCCGATGGATTCAGCAACGGATCGACGCACGGAAATCGTCGTCATGTGTTGCTCGTCTCAGCTCGGCAAGTCGGAGATGCTCCTGAACATCATGGGCTACTACGCCGATCAGGAGCCCGCGCCTCAGCTTATGCTACAGCCGACCGTTGAAATGGCCGAGGCGTTCTCGAAGGAGCGCATCGAGCCCATGTTCCAGAACTCTCCAGGCTTGCAAGGCAAGCTCGAAGAAGGAAAGGACGGTCGCGGTTCCGCGAAAAAGTCAAGCACGACAATTCGCATGAAGCACTTCCCCGGTGGCTACCTTGCCCTTGTCGGTGCGAACTCGCCGGCGGGGCTTGCGTCCCGTCCGATTCGCGTCCTGCTTTGTGACGAAGTGGACCGCTACGGCGTGACGAAAGAAGGGGACCCTCTGAAGCTTGCCATTCAGCGAACTCAGAACTTCGGAAACCGAAAGATCATTCTTGTCAGCACGCCGACCATCAAAGGCGCGTCGAAGATTGACGACTGGTACGAACGAAGTGATCAACGTCGCTTCTTTGTCAAGTGCCCGCATTGCGGTGAGGAACACATTCTGCAATGGGCAAACGTGACCTGGCAGAAAGACGACGAAGGGAATGCGCTGCCGATGACAGCAAGCATGCATTGTCCAGAGTGCGGTTGCATCACGAGAGGCGCTTACAAGCCCGACCCGAAGCTACTGCAGAGCGGTCGTTGGATTGCAACGAACCCCGGAAGCAAGATCAAGGGCTATCACGTCAACGCGCTCTATTCGCCTTGGGTCAATTTGCACGATCTGGTGGAGGAGTTCGTTTCGGTGAACCACAACCGCGACAAACACGGCCTCATGGAGTTCGTGAATTTGAAGCTCGGCGAGGCCTGGGAGGAAATCAACCCTGACGCCGACAACTGGGAGCAACTGTTCAACCGGCGCGAAAGCTATCCGCCAAACGGCGTCCTCCCGGAAGGCGTCTTGCTACTGACCGCTGGCATCGACGTTCAGCACGACCGTCTCGAATGCACGGTCTATGGATGGGGCGTCGGGCGGGAGTGTTGGGGCATTGAACATCGAGTGCTTTATGGCCGCCCGGACGATCCGCGAACATGGCAGCAGCTTGATGCAATCCTGCAGCGGCAGTATTCGATGCAAAACGGCGTCCATGTTTCGGTCGCTTGCGCCTGCGTTGACTCTGGTGACGGTACCTACACAACGAACGTCTACCAGTACACGAAAGCCCGAGAACGAATGCGCGTTTTCGCGATCAAGGGGCGAGGCGGCATCGGTGTCCCGTTCATCAACACGCCGACGAAGAGCAACGCGATGAAGGTAACGCTCTTCACGCTCGGTGTTGACAGCGGAAAGTCGCTTGTCATGAACAGGCTTTCCGTGCAGGAACCTGGTCCGAACTTCGCGCACTATGCGGCGCAGGAGGACAGGGGCTTTTCTGAAAACTTCTTCAAGCAGTTGACCGCTGAGGTGCTTGAAAAACACTTTGAAAAAGGCGTCGTGAAAATGGCGTGGAAGAAAATCCGCGAACGCAACGAGGCCCTTGACTGCGCGGTCTACGCGACTGCCGCACTCGAATTGCTGAACCCGAACTTCGAGTTCCTTGCCGACTTCTACCAGAACGGCGGGGCACTCAGACAGCAGACCGCTCCCCGCAAGCCGCGAGGGACGCTGTCGAAGGGAATAACCGTGTAAGGAGTTGCAAGTCTAGTGCGACAAGAGAAAACGCAGATCGAATACGTTAGCGTTGACAATCTGAAGGCGTACGAGCGAAATGCTCGAACGCACAGCGACGAGCAGGTACAGCAAGTCGCAGAATCGATCAAAGAGTTTGGGTTCACAAATCCCGTTTTGATCGACGAAAACAACGAGCTCATTGCAGGCCACGGTCGAACAATGGCCGCGAAGTCGATCGGCATGAAGGAAGTGCCGGCGATTCGCCTGAAGGGGCTCACAGCTGCGCAGAAGAAAGCGCTGCGCATTGCCGACAATCAGTTGGCACTGAACGCCGGATGGGATGAGGAGCTTCTCCGCATCGAGCTCGGTGAACTTCAGGAACTTGACTTCAACCTCGATGTCATGGGCTTCTCTGACGAAGAGCTCGACCTTCTGCTTGATGGGACCGGCTCGATTGATGACGACGAGGAGCACGGGAAAGACGCTGAGGAAATCGCGGAACCGTCAGAAGACCCGGTTGTCAAGCCTGGCGAACTTTGGCTCCTTGGGGACCATCAGCTGTTGTGCGGAGATTCAACACGCATCGATGATCTTGTTCGCTTGTGCGAAGAAGGCAGCGTCGATCTGTATTTGACCGACCCGCCTTACAACGTGGCCTACGAAGGCGCGACGAAAGACAAGCTGACGATTCAGAACGACAACATGTCGGACGAGAACTTCCGAAAGTTCTTGATTGATGCCTTCTCTACTGCTGATTTTGCCATGAAGCCAGGAGCGTCTTTCTACATCTGGCACGCGGACGCTGAAGGCTACAACTTCCGAGGCGCGTGTCGAGACAACGCGTGGAAGGTGCGCCAGTGCCTTGTGTGGAACAAAAACTCTCTTGTTCTTGGTCGTTCTGACTACCAGTGGAAGCATGAGCCGTGCTTGTACGGCTGGAAGGAAGGCGCGGGGCATGCCTGGTACTCGGACCGTAAACAAACGACGGTTCTCGACTTCGATAAGCCGTTGAGGAACGGGGATCACCCGACGATGAAGCCGGTTGATTTGTTTGAGTATCAGATCGGCAATTCCACAAAGAAGGGCGACGTCGTTCTCGACAGCTTTGCCGGCTCTGGCACGACCGTCATTGCTTGCGAGAACACAGGTCGTAAGGCTCGGGCGATGGAGCTCGATCCACGTTACTGCGACGTCATCATCAAGCGATGGCAGGACTTGACGGGAGAGGACGCGGTTCGTGAAGACGGCGTGACGTTCAACGACTGCAAGTAATCACAAACAAAGGAGGCATCGAAATGTCTTGGATCACCATAGACGAGGCCCGCGCGAATCTGAAGATGTGGCTCGATGCCGAACGCGCGGTCGCCTCTGGCCAGTCTTACAAAATCGGAACGCGTAGCTTGACGAGAGCTTCGCTCTCAGACATTGCAGCTCGCATCAAATACTGGCGCAACGAGATCGACAAGCTCGAAAACGGCCGTAAGGGGGCACGTGTAATGCGTGCCGTCCCTCGCGACCTGTAAGGAGGCTTGCAAATGAATCTGCTTGACAAAGCAATCAGGGCGATCAGTCCTGAGCGCGCGTTGAAGCGTTATGAAGCCCGCCGAAAGCTCGAAATTCTCAACAGCGGATATTCGCGGCACGGTGGCTCATACGCCAAGAAGTCCCTTATGGGATGGCTATCCGGCGGGAGCGACGCGGACGCGGACATCGTTGACAACTTGGAGACGCTTCGCAATCGCTCGCGCGACCTCTATATGGGTTCGCCTCTTGCAACTGGCGCGCTCAAGACCGTTCGAACGAACGTCGTTGGGTCCGGGCTTGCGCTGAATGCCCAGATCGATGCGAAGTTCCTAGGCCTTACCGAGGAGCAGGCGAAAGAGTGGGAAGAAAACACCGAACGTGAATGGCGGCTGTGGTCTGAAAGCGTGAACTGCGATGCGGAAAGACGGCAGACGTTCTTTCAGCTTCAGTCTTTGGTGCTCCTTTCTGCGTTGATGAGTGGCGACGTCTTTGTGACGATGCCGATCATCCCGCGCAAGGGCTGCGCCTACGACTTGCGAATCGGCCTCATCGAAGCCGACCGCGTGTGCGATCCGCTGAACCCTCCGACGACAGCTAATGTCCTCGGCGGCATCGAGGTCGGGACATACGGCGAGACCGTTGCCTACTGGGTGGCGAAACATCATCCGGGCGCGATCCCTCGCATTGGTCAGGACCTGCAACAGGAATGGAAGCGCGTGCTGGCTTTCGGCACAACGACGGGGCGTAGAAACGTTTTGCACATCATGGCAGACGTTGAACGTCCTGCGCAGCGCCGAGGCGTGCCGATGCTTGCTCCGGTCATCGAGGCCTTGAAGCAACTTTCAAGGTATTCGGAAGCCGAGCTGATGGCGGCGGTCGTGTCCGGAATGTTCACGGTCTTCGTCAAGAGCAACACTCCCGATTCTCCACTCGGACAGGCTTTCAATCCCGCGATGCAAGTCGACAAGGACCCGAACGCCTATGAAATGGGTAACGGGTCGATCGTCGCCCTTGACGAAGGTGAAGAGGTCCAGATCGCGGACCCGAGTCGACCGAATCCGAACTTCGATCCTTTCGTGATCGCTATTTGTCGCCAGATCGGTGCGGCGCTGGAGATCCCTTACGAGCTTCTCGTGAAGAACTTCACAGCGTCCTACAGCGCGTCGAGGGCTTCGCTTTTGGAGGCTTGGAAGATGTTCCGCATGCGCCGCGAATGGCTCGTGGGGAACTTCTGTCAGCCGATCTACGAGGAGTGGCTGACCGAGGCTGTTCTGAAAGGTCGTGTGCAAGCACCCGGCTTCTTCGATGATCCGGCAATCCGTGCAGCTTGGTGCGGGGCCGAATGGTTCGGCGATGCGCAGGGACAGCTTGATCCGCTGAAGGAAGCCAACGCGGCGAAGGTCCGTGTCGATGAAGGCTTCAGCACTCGAGAACGCGAGGCGGCTGAGCTCACCGGCATGAAGTATGACCAGGTTCACGCGGTGCGAAAGCGCGAGGAGGCAATGCGCAGGGAAGACGGTCTGAGTGCGACAGCTCCGGCTCAACCGATGACGGAACCGGAGAAGGAGGAAACAGATGAAGAATAAGTTTTGGAACGTCAAGGCCGAGGGGAAACGGGCGCAGCTCGATCTTTTCGGCTATGTCGGCGGGTCGAAGGACGATCCGTGGGGGAAGGGCTTCAACGAGGCTGAATTCCTCGCGGACTTCCGAAAAATCCCGTCCGATAGCCCTCTTGATATTTCGATCAATTCGTTCGGCGGGGCCGTCTATACGGGCTTGTCCATTTATTCGCTTCTAAAGGCGCATAAGGGACAGATTACCTTCCGAATTGACGGCGCTGCCATGAGTGCTGCGACGATCATCACGAGCGTGCCTGGCGCGAAAGTCGTCATGCCGAGGGGCTCAATGATGATGATCCACAAGGTCAGCTCTGGCGTCTGGGGGAACACGGACGACATGAGAAAGGCGGCGGACGACATGGAGAAGCTTGAGGACAACCTCATTGACATCTATGTCGAAAAGACCGGTCGCACGGTTGCAGAGATCAAGGAAAAGGTCAACGCCGAGTCCTATTTCACAGCAGAAGAGGCTGTGGAGTTCGGTCTGGCTGATGAGATTGATGAAACGACGGAGGTCAAGAACACGGCTTCTGGCGGTTTCGTCATGTTAAACGGCCTGAAGGTAGATTCGCGTTTCTTTGCGAATGCGCCGAAGGGCTTCATTCACGCGGAACAGCCCAAGGCATCCGCAGCAGTTCAAAAGGAGGTTCACAAGATGAATCTGGAAACGTTGAAAGCGGAACATCCTGACTTGGTGCAGGCGATCCGCGAAGAAGCTATTGCCGAAGGCGCTACGAATGAACGCGCACGCATCCAGGCGATCGAAGACATCGCTGTCGCAGGTCATGAAGACCTTGTGAACGCAGCGAAGTTTGACGGCAAGACGACCGCAGAAGCGCTTGCAGTTCAGATCCTGAAGGCCGACAAGGCTCGCGGCGCACAGATGCTCAAGGATCGCAAGAGCGACGCGAAGGCTCTTGAGGGTATCGAATCGGAAGGCAATGAAGGCCTTGATCCGAAGGCAGAAGCGAAGGCAAAGCTGGACGCCGAAATGAAGGCGGCCATTGAAGCAGGTGCGCGCGCCTTCGCTCGCAAGTAAAGGAGGAAGAAGAAATGGCAATGCAAGAAACTCATACGACGACTGTCGACAATCTTTTCGCTGCGTCGCAGATCATGCCGGTTGTTGCTGACAGCATGATGGTCAAGACTAGCCAGGGCGTGCTCAAGCGCGGCGCTCTGCTTGATAAGGACGGCACGCTCTGCAAGGTTGACTCTGGGAAGACGACGATTTCTGCAGTGTATGCAGTCCTTGCCGAGGACGTGGATACGGCTTCCGGCGACAAGGTCGCTGCCGTGTATCTCACCGGCGAATTCAACGAAGATGCTCTTTCTTTTAACGCTGAGAACAGCGCTGCCGTTGCGGACTTCAAGCCGTCTGCTCGTCAGGTCAGCATCTTCTTCAAGCCGAGCATCTAAATCTCAGGAGGGACTACAACAATGGCAATTGATATGTTTACTACTCGCACGATGCTCGCGATGGTCGAAGAAGGCCAAAAGAGCAATTCCACCTGGTTGCGCGATCGCTACTTTACGAATCGCCCGACCTTCCACACCCAGAAGATCGACTTCGACATCATCGGTCGCGGCGGTCGCAAGATTGCGCCCTTCGTCAACCCGAAGGTTGGCGGTGTCGTGCTGACGCGCGAAGGCTTCCGCACGGAAAGTTACGAAGCGCCGGAAGTTTCTCCGATGCGCGTGACGACGGCAGAAGACATGCTGAAGCGCCTGCCTGGTGAAACGATCTACTCTGCCAAGTCCCCGACGCAGCGCGCTGCAGAAATTCTTGGCAAGGACCTGTCCGACCTCGACGACATCATCACGCGTCGTGAAGAGGTCATGTGTGCCGAGGCTCTTTTCACTGGCAAGGTGACGGTGAAGGGCGAAGGCTACGATGAGGTGCTGAACTATTGGGCTCACCTTGAAAAGCAGGAACAGCCGAAGACCACTCTTGAAACGAAGTGGGACGCTGCTGACGCTGCAAAGATCATGGGCGATCTTCGTACGCTTCGTCGCACGATGATTCAGTCCGGCGGCTTTACGCCGCACGAGCTAATCTGTGGCTCGAAGGTGCTTGATACGATCCTCGATAAGCTCACGACTGCCAAGCAGCTCGATATGCGTCGCGTCGACATGGGTGCGATTGATCCGCAGCACTTGCCGAATGGTGTGACGTACTGGGGCTATCTCAAGGACTCCGGTCTTGACATCTACTCTTACGACGAGTGGTATGCCGACGATGCTGGCAAGGAGCAGCCGATGGTTCCCGAAAAACTCTGCATGCTCGCAAGCCCGAACGCGAAGACGATGCTTGCTTACGGTCTTGTTGCGCTGACTGGTGACGAAGCGATCAAGTTCTACGAAGGTGCTCGTGTGCCGGATTCTTGGGTGCAGCGTGCGAACCCGTCGGGTCGCATCGTGCAGATCAAGAGCCGTCCGCTGCCGATCATTCAGCAGATTCACGGCTTCCATGTCATCGAAGCTCTTTCTTAAGAGCGACAAAAACCGAATCAGGGCAGGCAATACGACCTGCCCTTTTTCGTAGGAGGGACAGAAATGAAAGTTGTTCTTTTAGAAAACATTCTCATTTCCGGCAAACGCTACACGGCAGGTGAGGAGATCGAGGTTGACGAGACGGTCGGCCTTCAGCTTCTCAAGGAAAATCTGGCGCTTGTCGGCGTGAATGAGGTCGAGGACGACCCTGTCGAAGAAGCTCCATTGCCGACGCCGGAAGCTGCTTTTGCTCCGATTCCCGAAGCAGAAGATGAGCCAGAAGTTGAAGTCAAGCAACCTGTCAAGCGTCGCACGACGAAGAAGGTGGAGGGATGAGCGCCTTCAAGGATGCTGTTGCGGCGGATGTGGGACGCGTCTTCCTAAACCTTGACGAGTTTGCCGAGGAGCACGAAATCGGTCATGAGGTCGTGCCTTGCATTCTCGACAAGATCATCACGCAGGCGAACGGCGACGATTCATACCTTGGCGTTTTTGTCAACCAGTTGACGATCTATGTCGAAGTCGGCGTGATTGAAACACCGGTTGAAGGCGAGCTTCTCAACGTCGACGGCGCGCTTCATCTTGTCAAGTCCGTCAGCAATGAGGGCGGCGTACTTGTCATCGTGACGGAGGGGAATGAGCAATGAGTAAACCGCTAGAGGTAATCGTTTCCGACGGGCAGGGGCGGAACAAGAACGCTCTTGAGAAGGCGGCCAAGTTGCTCTCGGAAGTTCCGAACGGATACGAGGCCGCCGTCAGTCGTTCGATGAATCGTGCGGCCACTGCCGGACGCTCTGCTGCGGTCTCAACGATCCGGCAGGAGTACACAATCAAGGCTTCAACGGTTCGCCGTAACTTCACCATCCATAAGGCGACGCGCTCAGACCTTGAAGCGCTGGTCACGAGTAAGGGGCCTCGCATCCCGTTGGTGAATTACAAGACTCGTCCGAAAACTGACACGACCGGCAATGCACGAAAGCCGGTGCGCGTCGCCGTCAAGGCACGGGGAGGCTTGAAGCCTTTGGGTAAGTCGTTCGTCTACCGGGGAAAGATTCTTCAGCGTTTGGATACGAGTTCGCTTCCTGTGCAGGAGGTCTACGGTCCAGCCATTCCGGTGCTGTCTGGGAATAACGAGGTCGTAGACAACGTCGAAAAGACGATGCAGGAGACCTTCCTCAAGCGTCTGGATCACGAAACCAGCTATCTCCTCGGTGGTGGGAAAACCAACAAATACACCAAACACAAGGGGTGATTCGTATGGTCGAAAACGAGCTGACCCGCGCACTTCGCGGGCTGTGTGCCGAAGCCGTGAAGAACTTCGCCTTGCCGACGAAGTCAGAACGCGGACAAGAGAAAGAGGAGCTTCGCGCTCCGCAGATCGTGAACGGGTATCTGCCGCCGAAGCGTACCGGACAGAAGGATGACTTTCCTTTTGTTCTTGTCCGAGCCGACGAAGGCTCGACAGACCAAGACTCAACCGAGGTGCGGGTTTCGATCATCGTCGGGACCTATTCGGAAGAATACGACGGGCACGAGTATTGCATGAACGTCATGTCCCGCATTCGCACGGCGCTGTGCTCCTTGCCTGGGATGGTTCTTGCTAATCGGTATCGGCTGAAGCATCCGATCAAGTGGAGCACCTATGCGGAGCAGCCCTATCCGTACTGGCAGCTCGACATGCAGACGACGTGGGACATCCGCACGCCGCAGCCAATTGATAAGGAGGAGGACTTCTGATGACTATGAAGAAACCCACAACTAAAAAGGCGCAAACCACCGAGGGAAAGGCTGTCGTTTACATCGGCCCGACTCTTGGCGGTGGTGCACTGATGCGCAATGCGGTGTTCCGTGCAGGGGAGTTTCCTCCGCACATCGTATCGATGCGCGAAAAGAGTGAGGCCCTCCGTGGGCTTTTCGTCCCGGTGTCCGAGTTGGCAACGGCACGAAAGCGCATCGGTGTTAAGGGCGACATCCTAAACGCCTATGTGCGTCAACTCAAAAATGAACTCTAAGGAGGTCATAACATGGCATACAACCACGGGGTAAAAATCTCCGAAGTGCCGACTTCTATCCTGCCGCCGGTGCAGGTGGAGGCGGCTATTCCTTTCATTGTCGGGACTGCTCCGGTCAATATGGCCGACCCGACGAACGTCAACAAGCCCGTTCTCTGCTACTCGTATGACGAGGCTGTCGCTGCCTTCGGCTACGTGCCGCCGGTCGAGGACAGTGCGAGCGGTCTGAAAAAGTACGATTTCACACTGAGTGAGGCGATTTATTCGCAGTTCGCTCTCTTTGGCGTCGCACCGATCATCGTTGTCAACGTGCTTGATCCTACGAAGCACAAGAAGACGGCGACGGCAAAGACGGTGACGCTTGACTCGAAGACCGGATCTGTAACGATTGCTGAGACCGGCATCATCCTGTCGACTCTCAAGCTTTCTCAGGACGTGACGACCTATCAGGAAGGTACGGATTTCGTCGCGACCTTTAATGATGCGGGGCATCTGGTCATCACTTCGAAGAAGGACGAGGACAACTTCAAGGTGCCGGTTGGCGCGTCGCTGACTTTGGCGGCCGAGAAGCTCGATCCGTCTGCTGTTACGAAGTCGGAAATCATCGGTGGCGTTTCCGTTGACGGTGCAAAGAGCGGCCTTGAACTCGTTGGCGAGTGCTTCCCGCGCTTCCGCCTTGTCCCTGGTCAGATCGTTGCTCCGAAGTATTCGAGCGATCCTGTAGTGGCAGCTGTGATGGCTGCCAAGGCTGTCAATATCAACGAACACTTCCGTGCGATCGCTCTTATCGACGTGCCGACCGACACCGTCGATTCATACTCGAAGGTCGCCGAATGGAAGAACAACAATAACGTTGTTGATGAGGCGCAAGTCGCATGTTGGCCGATGCTTGCCCTGTCTGGCACGGCGTACCACATGAGTACTCAGCTCATGGGCCTTATCGGCAAGGTGGACGGTGACAACGACAGCACGCCGTATGTCAGCCCGTCGAACAATAACTTCCAGATGACTTCCACGGTCCTGGCGAACGGCAAGGAAGTCTGGCTCGGGCCTGAAAACGGCGCGTATCTGAACGGCCAGGGCGTCGTGACGGCGCTCAATTTCATCGGCGGCTGGGTGTGTTGGGGCAATCGAATGGCCTGCTACCCGGGCAACACGGACGTGAAGGATTCCTTCATTCCGGTTCGACGAATGTTCAACTGGGTCGGCAACACGCTTGTTCAGACCTTCTGGCAGCGCGTGGATGCGCCTTTGAACCGCCGTCAGGTCGACACGATTGTTGACAGTGCAAACATTTGGCTCAACGGCCTCGCTGCTCGCCAGTACATCCTCGGCGGTCGCGTGGAGTTCCTTGAGAGCGAAAACCCGACGACGGACCTGATGGACGGCATCGCACGCTTCCATGTGTACGTGACGCCGCCGTCTCCGAATCGCGAGATCGATTTCATCCTTGAATACGACGCTAGCTATCTCTCGACGCTGTTTGAATAAGGAGGCTTGAATTATGGCAACTGGAAACAAGGTGCCCGAGCGCCTGATTAACTTCCGCGTTTACAACGACGGAAACGACTTGCTCGGCGTCGCGAATGTGGACTTGCCGTCCATCGAAGCGATGAGTGACACGGTCAGCGGAGCTGGCATTGCCGGTGAAGTTGAAAGCCCGATTCTTGGTCATTTCGGCTCGATGACTGCGACCTTCACTTGGCGCACCATCACGCCGGAGCTTGCAAAGCTCGCGAACCAAAAGGCGCATGCGCTTGACTTGCGAGGATCGCAGCAGGTATACGACGCGGCGCTCGGCGAATATTCGTCCGTTCCTGTGCGTGTTTCTCTGCGTGCGACGCCGAAGAGCATTTCCCTCGGATCGTTTGAGGTCGGTTCCACGACGGACAGCGAAACCGAGTTTGAGGTGATTTACATGAAGGTCCTTGTGAATGGCAAGGAACTCATCGAAATCGACAAGTACAACTTCATCGCCAAGTTCGACGGCGAAGACAAGCTCGCAAGTGTTCGAAAGGACCTGGGCTTGGCGTAAAGCACAACGCCGGGGGCGGCATGAGCCGTGCCCCGGCAATCCCAACATAAAGGAGTGAATCTCATGAAGTACATCCTCTCGAAGGAATACGAGTTCGAAGGCCAGAAGTACACTGAAATCGAGATCGATCTCGACGTGCTCACCGGCAAGGACGTGTCTGCCGCAAAGCGCGAGTGGACCCGCGCAGGGAACTTCTCGCCGCTGATGGCGTCCGACACGGACTTCTGCGTCTACCTTTCCGCGAAGGCTGCAAAGCAGCCGATTGAATTCATGGAAGGCTTGCCGGCGAAGGACTACTGCGCGATCGGGCAGGAGGTCGCGAATTTTTTGCTGGGGTGATCGGCTTTGCAGAACGGTCTGATCCTGACGACGAGGTCAAGTCTGCGGCGGTATCCATTGCGCGCGTCATTAAAGGCGGTGCGCTTGAGTGGATGCAAGAGCCGTTGATTGAGCTCGCATCATGGAACAGGACGATCACAAAGCAGCTCGAGGCGGAAGCTCGGGCGGCGAAGAAAAAATAAGGCGGGAAACCGCCTTTTTTCGTAAGGAGGTGACCTCATGTCGAAGGTTTACGACATCGCCTTCAGGATCGCGGGGAAGTTTTCCGGAGACTTCGCGAGCACATTCAAGAAAGGGCAAGAGACCGTCGCACGCATGGGTGATTCACTCGCTACGCTGAACGCGAAAGCCGCAAAGATGGACGGTCTCGTAAAGGCACGCAAGGCTGTAGGCGAAAGCTCACGAGAGTACATCCGTGCGAAAGAAAAGGTCGCAGCACTCGGGAGAGCGATGAGTGCGACCAAGGAGCCGTCTGCCCAGATGGTCTCCGAATTCAACAAGGCAAAAGCCGCCCTCGAAAAGTCGAAGGCTGCTCTTGAGCGGAATCGATCTTCTCTGCGCGAACTCGACGGGCAGATGGGAACGACCGGAACGCACCTGAGAACGCTAATTGATCGACAAAATGCGCTCGCGCAATCAGCTGACAGGGCTAGAGCGGCGCAGCAGAAGCTCGCGAAGATTAACGAGCGATTGAGCAAAGCTCAGGGCGTTCAGGATAAGGCAAGCGAAATGCGGTCTTCGAGCGCGGGCGCTCTTGTGGGCATTGGCGCTACGGTTGCTGCAACCGCAGGTGCGCCGGTCAAGCAGGCCATGAGTTTTGAAGATCAGCAGGCCGAACTTCGCAAGTTCTCAGACGAATACAAGGACGTGTTCAACGGGATTCAGAAGCTTTCGCTTCAATACGCGAAGAGTACTGAGGACATGACGGCAATGGCGGCGAACGCCTTCCAGTCCGGTATTGCAAAGACGGCTGACGAGGCTCTGAAGCTCGTTGAGATTCAGAACCAAATGGCAATCGCGTTCGATATGACTGGCGATGAGGTCGGGGCTGCATACGCTGACATTCAGTCGAAGATGGGCATCAACATCGAGCAGTCGAAGGCGATGTTCGACATTGTCAACCAGATCGGCAATACCACGTCAGCTTCAGCGAAGGACGTCGTCGAGGTGCTTGCTCGATCCGGTGGTGCCCTGAAGGGCTTGACCGCGATGAATGAGAAGCAGATTGCGGCTCTTGCCGGCTCGTTCAGATCTGCGTCCGTTTCGTCCGAAGTCGCTTCGACCTCGATGATGTCCTTCATTAACGCGCTGTCGTCTGGTGAAGGCGCTACGAAGGGTCAGAAGAAGGCGATGGAAGCGCTCGGCATCGACGCGGGCAAGATGGCTCACATGATGACGTCGAGCTCTGAAAACGCCCAAAAGGCGATTCAGGATGTTTTCAAGCGCATCAACGGTCTACGAGAAGACCAGAAGTCTTCGATCATCGGTGCTCTCTTCGGTAACGAGGCGGGTGTGAAGTCTGCGGTGGCAACGCTTGCCAAGCAGGGCGACTTGCTTGCAGACAACTTCGCGATGATTTCCGATCCGGCGCAGTATGCCGGGTCCATGCTGAAAGAGTTTCAGTCTCGTGCCGATACGACGTCGAATTCTCTGCAGATTGCAGGTAACGCGGTCAAGCTAGTCGCCGGTGGAATCGGGACCGCTCTTCTTCCGGCTGTCCGAAAGTCGGCAGAAGCCTTCGTGAAAAGTAGCGAGGGCGTCATCAAGTGGGTGAGTGAGAACCAGTCGTTGATTCTGACGGCCATGAAGGTCGGCGGCGCGATTCTCGGTTCTGTGGCCGCCTTTCATGCGTTACGCCTTGGCTTCGCGCTTTTGGCGAGCCCGGTCATCTCGATGTACAAGGGTTTCCTGAACATCCAGAAAGCAATCACGCTGATGAGGAACAGCACCGTTCTTGCGACGGTCGCGTCAAAGGCTCAGGCCTTTGTGATGGGGGCTTGGAAAATTGCTGTGACGGCTGCGACGGCAACGGCGAAGCTGATGCGGACAGCGATGCTATTGCTTAATGGCGCGATGCGTGCGAACCCAGTGGGTGTCGTCATTACGGCCTTCACGTTGCTTGTTGGCGCGGGGCTTGCAGTCTACAAAAACTGGGACACGATCAAGGCGAAGGCAGTCGAGTTGTGGAATTCGTTCTCCTCGAACTTCCCGAATATCGCCTCGGTCGTGAAGGCAAACTTTGCGATTGTCGCTGACGTCGCCAAGAACGTCTGGGGCGTCTTCTCGAATCTCATCGGGTTCGTGAAAAACGTCTTCACGGGCCAGTGGTCGGCGGCTTGGGAAAACGTGAAGGGCATTTTCTCGAATGCTTTTCAGGCGCTTGAGGGGATTGCTAAGGCTCCGATCAACGGGGTCATCAATCTCGTCAACGGCGCGATCGGTGCGATCAACGGCATTTCCGTGGACATTCCGAAGTGGGTGCCGAAGTTCGGCGGCCAGACCTTCGGCGTCAATCTGCCGAAGATTCCGCAGCTTGCTGAAGGCGGCATCGCGACGAGCTCTACGTTTGCACAAATCGGCGAAGGCGGAGAGCCGGAGGCGGTAATTCCGCTCTCGAAGCTCTCGTCAATGCTTGGCTCCGGGGTCGGCATGGGCGGCGGTATCACCGTCAATTTCGCTCCTGTCATCAACGTTTCGGGCGGCTCTGGTGATGTCTACGAAGGCGTGAAACGCGGCCTTGATGAAGGTCGCCGACAGCTTGAAAAGGACCTGCGTCGCCTTCTGGCGGATCAGCAGCGTCTGTCTTTTGCATAAGGAGGCGGGAACGTGAAAACGTATGAGACCCGCGCGATGGATACCTGGGACATCATTGCCAAGCGAGTCTATGGCTCCGAGGCGTTGATGGATCAGTTGATTCGCGCGAACCTACAGCACCGGAAGACGGTGTTCTTCAGCGCAGGCGTTGTGCTCAATGTGCCGGACATTGACGCGGAATCGGCTGAGTTTGCCGAGAACCTGCCGCCTTGGAAACGTCAGGAGGGTGCGCGATGAGTGGACCTATCCAGACCTATTTGAGGCTCCTCTTCACCGAAGCCGGCACTTCGGTGACGCAGGACATCCTGCCTGATCTTCTTTCCTTTTCATACGACGACAAGGAAACGAATGAGGCGGACGAAATCAGCATTACTTTGAAGGACCCGACAGGGAAGTGGGCGAGCAAGTGGAAACCGGACGGCGGCGAAGTCGTTCGCGCTTACATCGCATCGGGGACGGTTGACGGGAAGAAGGGGCGCGAGCTTTTCTGCGGAAAGTTCTTCGTCGATTCTCTCCGCACCAGTGGCTCGCCTCGTGTCTTCGAGATGCGTGCGGTGTCTGTCCCGATGAACACACCGATCCGTCGAAAGATGGTGACAAAGGCATGGGAAAAGAAAACGCTCAAGGGCATCGCTCAGGAGATAGCGGCGGCCGCGAAAGTCAAGCTCCTCTTTGATTCGAAGGAGAATCCGAGTTACGACCGACAGGACCAGAAGGCCGAAAGCAACCTGAGGTTTCTCTCGCGCCTATGTGAAGACGCCGGGCTTTCGATCAAGGTGACGGACTCGCAGATCGTGATCTTTGACCAGGCCTTCTACGAGAAGAAGAAGCCCGTCAAGACGCTCACGCTGGGCGTCTCGGACATCCTTTCGTGGGACTTCGAGTCGCAACAGTCTGAGACGTACAAGTCCTGCACGATTTCGTACCGAAACCCGAAAGAGAAGAAAAAGTCTTCTGCTGGCGGCTACACGTCGAACGAGTACGACATCGACGCCGTTCCTGAGAAGAAAAATCCTGCCGTCATGACGTACACCTACGTCGATCCGAACGCCGATGACAACGGTCAGGAGTACCAGGTCAAGAAGCGTGCGACCTCGATCGATGAGGCGAAGCGCATTGCCAAGGCAACGCTGCGCAAGCTCAACCTTCGGAAGATGACCGGCAGCCTTTCTCTTGTCGGCGACACGTCCCTTGTGGCGGGCGTCGTCATCAATCTAAAGGGCTTTGGTTCGTTTGATGGATTATTCATCATCGAGAGCGCTTCGCACAGCGTCAGCACGAGCGGGTACGTGACGTCTTTGTCAGTCCGACGCGTCAACAACAACTATTGAGGAGGTGCGGCATGGACGCACTTTGGAAAGTTCCTGAGGTGCCGAGCCTCATCAAGGTCGGTGAGGTATCGAGCATCGATCCTGCGAAATGCACTGCTCGCGTCGTTTTCGACGACGAGGACAGCATCGTGAGCTACGACCTCCCCGTTCTTCAGCGCAACACGCTCAAGAATCACGATTTCGCGATGCCTGACATTGGGGAGGACGCGATTGTTCTCTTCTTCGGTGAAGGGCAGGAAGACGGCGTCATCATCGGTTCGATTTACGCGGGCGAGGTTACGCCGCCCGAATCGACCGAGAACCGTCGCACGGTGGTCTTTGATGACGACACGCGCGTCTGCTACGACCGCCAGGAGCACAAGCTCACGGTAACGATCGAAGGCACGGAGATTGTTTTCAATCGGCAGGACGGCTCCATTACGGTCCCGAATGCCGTCACGATCAACTGCACAACTGCGACGGTCAAGGCGTCGTCGAGCGTAACGCTTGACACGCCGAAAACGGACGTTACTGGTGTGCTGAATGTAACGGGGCTCATTACCGGGAAAGGCGGTCTTGCTGTCAGCGGTGGTGGCGGTGCGGCCGTAACGGTCTCCGGAAACATGAATCTGGAAGGTCAGATCGATGCGTCGAGCGATGTTGTCGCAGGCGGTATCAGTCTGATGAACCACCAACACAAAGAACAAGGCGACGGCTCTCCGACGAGTCCGCCGCTGTAAGGGGGCGAGAAGAAAATGGGCCTGGGATTTTCGGCAGTCGGTCTTTTCGGCAAGCTGCCTTTTTTATGTAGTAGCACAGTGACCTTTACGTTCAAGGACTTATCGGTTTCGCGTAGCACTCGGTGGGCGACGCACGAGATTATCGGAAAGAAGCCGGTGCTTGAGTACATCGGCCCAGGGCTTACGGAGGTCAGCTTCAACATTCAGCTGAACTCAATGTTGGGGACGCCGCCTTTGGCAGCGCTCATTCAGCTCAAGAAAATGCTCGAGAAGAAACAGGCTGAGCGACTGCTCATCGGGCCAGACTACCTTGGAAAGTTCGTCATTGAGTCGATTGGTGAGGAGCGCAAGTATCACAACAACCTAGGCATCTGCGTCTCTGCAGAGGTCAGCATCAACTTGAAGGAGGCAGCGTAAATGGCTCAATACACAGTAACGCTATCAAGTCAAGTTGACTTCGCGCCGTCGGACGAGGTGCGAGAGATTCTGCAGAACGTGCGGACGATTCTCAGCACGCGTAAGGGCTCCGTTCCTCTGGACCGAGACTTCGGGCTGACGTGGGCGCATATCGACAAGCCGATGCCGGTCGCAAAGATGTTGATGCGGTCTGAGGTGATAGACGCGATTGAAGAGTACGAGCCAAGGGCAACAGTCGTTTCTGTCGACTTTGACGAGGATACGGCGAGCGCGATGGACGGCATTTTGAAGCCGCGCGTTGTCGTTCAAATCGGAGAGGAGGAATAAGACATGGCAGAAACTATTCCACGCTGGCACTTGCCAGCGGTTGAGTTTTTGGAGACGGACGCCGAGACCATCAAGGCCGAGATTATTACTGGATATGAGCAGGCGAGCGGACGAACGCTTGCGGCGGGTGACCCAGTTCGCCTCTACCTGTTGAGCCTCGCTGCTGTCATCATTCAGCAGCGCACTTCCGTGAATCTGGCGGCACAGCAGAATCTGCTTTCATACGCTCAGGACGGCTATCTCGATGCGCTCGGTACGCTTTTGAGCGTTACGCGTCTTGCCGAAAGTAGGGCCGTTACGACGATCAAATTCACGCTTTCGCAGGCTCTGGCGACGGTCTACACGATCCCAGCAGGAACCGAGGTGACGAACGGCGTTGTGACTTTCGCAACGGACCATGAGCTCAATATTGAGAAAGGGAAGCTCGAAGGGAGCGTCACTGCATCCTGCACCGTTGCGGGGACGGTCGGCAACGATTACCTTGCCGGGCAGGTCAACACGATCGTCAAGCCGATGACGTTCGTCTCGAAAGCTGAAAACACAACGATCACGACGGGCGGTTCCGAAGCGGAAAGCGACGAGTCTCTTGCAGAGCGCATTCGCCTCGCACCGAACGGCTTCTCTGTTGCAGGTCCTGAGAAGGCGTATGTCTACCATGCGAAGAGCGTGTCGAGCTCCGTGCTAGACGTTTCTGTCACCTCCCCGACACCAGGCGAGGTCGATGTTTACGTTCTGCTCGCGGGCGGTGAATTGCCTTCAAAAGAAACGCTTGAGCAGATCGATGCGTACTTGAGTGATGAAACGCGTCGGCCTCTCACAGACTTCGTTCAGGTGCTTGCGCCGAAGGCCGTGAATTACGAGCTTGAGCTTCACTACTGGATCAGTCGCGAGGATAGCTCGCGTGCTGAGCAAATCAAGGCCGAGGTGACAGCAGCTGTTGAGCGTTATCGCCTTTGGCAGCAGAGCAAGATCGGCAGAGATATTCTGCCCGCAAGGCTCATTCAATACGTCATGCAGGCGGGAGCTTCGCGCATCGACAGCCCGACGATGAAGCCAGTTGACTTCCAGAAGCTCGAAAGCGACCAGGTCGCGCAATGCACGGGTGTGAAGATCGTTTACGAGGGCTACAAGGATGAGTAAGGAGCTGGCGGAGGTAAGGCTGAGCGACTTGCTTCCGGACTCAATCGCTCAAGACGACAACGTCAAGCACAGTGCGACGGCGCTCGACAAGCAGTTGCTCGATATGACGGCGGCGGTGGACCTTCCGTCGATTTACGTCAGCATTGACAAACTCACGAGCACTCAGCTCGATCATGTTGCCTACGGGTGGAATGCGAGCGTCTGGCGCGATTCGTGGCCTGTTGCTTTGAAGCTCAGCGTCCTGAAAAACGTTGTGAGGGAAAAGCGAAAGAAAGGGACGCTTCGTGCCGTCAAGGACGCCGTTTCGTCGATCGGATCGGCAGCAACCATCAAAGAGTGGTGGCAGCAGGAGCCGAAGGGAACTCCGCACACTTTCGAGATTCAGGCGACGCTTGGAAACATCGATGGCACGCTCGACACTGAGATGCAAGAGGACCTTTTCGCGCTCATCGACGACGCGAAGCCGGTCCGATCGCACTACACCTTCGTGCTTGTGAGACAGCTCCAGGGCGGCATGGGTGTTGACGGTTATCTGCGCCCGGTGGCTTACGCGCGCATTCGCTCTGAAGAGATTGTGAGCCGAGACATTGATGCGGCTGTCGGCATTTTCGTCGTGGCACGGACTATCGCGATGCGGTCCCTTGTTGGGCTTGCAAAATAAGGAGGGTTTCTCATGGACATCGTTTTGACGACGGCAGGGATTCAGGCCGTTATCAACGCAAAAGAGACCGGGACCAACGCCGTCACCATTTCTGAGATCGGTGTCGGCACCGGCAAATACACAGCAAGTAAGGAGCAGACACAGTTACAAGCTCAAGTCAAGCGCATGCCGATCATCGAAGGTGGGCAAGCAGGTGACAACGCGATTCACGTCGCGTGCAAGGATGACGGCCCGGGCTCGTATGAAGTGTGTGAGTTTGGGCTTTTCCTTTCTGACGGGACGCTTTTCGCGGTCTACTCGCAGAACGTACCGATCATTGAGAAGCAGGAGAAGAGCAATCTTCTCCTTGCTATCGACATGAAGCTCGAAGGCGTGAATGCCGGGAACATCACTTTCGGCGACGTGTCTTTCTCTTTCACTGCTGCAACGACTGCGAATGCGGGGATCGTTGAGCTTGCTACTGACGAAGAAACGCAGGCAGGGACCGATGCGCAGCGAGCCGTTACGCCTGCCGGTCTGAAGAGCTTGATTTCTACGGCACAGCGTGCGGGGCTCATCCGCACAGCATCGGAAGCCGAAGCGAAGGCGGGAACGGAAGGCGCGGCTGCTCTCACGCCTGCGACCCTGAAAGGCGCGGCTGCTTCCGAAGCGGAAACGATCGAAGGGAAGTCCGGGACGCTTTATGTGACGCCTCTCGGCCTTCGAGGCTTGAAAGCTACGACCGGACGAAACGGTCTTGTCGAACTGGCGACCGAGGCAGAGGCAAAGGCAGGGACGGACAAAGAGCGCGCCGTTACTCCTGCGGGTTTAAAGGCTGTCGTCGATGAGGCGACCCCGGACGCAAGCGAAGCCGCCAAGGGGATGATTCAGATCGCCTCTACTGTTGAAGCTACAGCCGGAACAGACGCTCTGAAGGCAATGACGCCCGCGACTGGAAAGGCTGCAGTCGATGCGCGAATTGCGACAGTTGAGGAGGCGAAAGTTGGCACGTCGATGACGAAGTTCATCACGCCAGCAACGCTGAAAGCTGTTGTTGATGCAGCTGTGGCGGCGGCTCTTGCGAAACAAGGAGGTGCCGAATAATGGCCAACACAATTCTGATCACTGATGCCGGTCTGGCAGAGGTCGTCAACGCCGAGCAGTCTGGTACCGCGCCCGTTGTCATCACGGAGGTGGGCTACGGGACGGGGCAATACACGCCGACCGGCGACATGACGGCTCTGAAGGAAGAGTTTAAGCGCTTGACGACCATTGCGGGCGGAGCGGTTGGAGACAACGTTATCCACCTTGCGGCCCGTGATGATTCGGCCGAGGCCTACACGGTCTACGAAGTCGGTCTCTATACGGCGAGTGGAACCCTTTTCGCGGTTTGTTCGCAGACGGTTCCGATCATCCAGAAGGCCTCGCAGTCGCAGGCACTGCTCGCGATTGACCTTGCGGTGACGGACTTCTCTGCAGACGCGATCGCGTTCGGAGATACGAACTTCCTGAATCCGCCGGCGACGACAACGACCATCGGCATTGTCGAGCTTGCAACGAATGAAGAAACGATCGCGGGGACCGATGGAACGCGTGCTGTCACGCCGAAGAGCCTGAGCGCACGAACGGCGACCACTTCAAGGACGGGTCTGGTCCGGTTTGCCGTTGCGCAGGAAGTCATTGAGGGGAAAGACAACTCGAAGGCCGTGACTCCCTTCACGATGTTTTCCGCGTTTCTGAAGGATCACGGAGACAGCGGCTTTCAGAAGTTGCCGAACGGTTTGATCGTGCAATGGGGCAAGGCTTCAATTGCTGCCGATGGCTCGACCGTTGTTGCCTTCCCTGTTGCTTTCCCGACGAGCGCCGTTTTCGCGAACGCGACGCCTACTGGTGAGGTTGCTGCGGACTTCGTTGCCACTGGCTTGACGAAGGGAAACGCGACCTTCAAGCACAACGCGAATGGAAAGGTCTCAGCGCTTTGGATGGCGCTTGGATTCTGAAAGGAGATGATTCTATGGCTTACTACTACAGCGCGTCTCAACGCGCTTTTTACTGCACGGAGATTGTGTCTGTGGACGTTATGCCCGCCGACAAGGTGGCGGTCGCGGACGAGGCATACAAGAGCCTCATGGCTGCCCAAAATGCGGGGAAGTTGATTCGACCTGGTGCGGGCGGAGCTCCTGAAGCCGTCGATCAGACGGGCGCTGTCGCAACTGGCATCGTCCACGAGCTGACGGCTGCAACTGCTGACAAGCTGGGTCACATCAAGATCGGCAAGAACGTCGACGTTGAGGTTGACGGAACGATCTCTGTCAATCTCTCGAAGGACATTGGCGATCGAAGGGACCGCGCTCCTGAAAAGCCCGATTACGGCCTGAGTTGAAGGAGGTGAGGGAATGGCTGCTGTTCACAACTTTTCTCTCGATCAAGGTTCGGACAAGGTTGTCTATTTCGTCTTGCGAGATAAGAGTGGACCGATTGATTTGAGTGGGTACTCGGCTGCCATGCAGGTGCGCCGGTACGCATTCAGCGAGGCGGCTATTGACACGCTGACAACGTGTAATGGTCGCCTTCTTATTGATGGGCCTGCCGGGAAAATCACAGCGAAGTTCAATCACGCAAACACCGAGCAATATCCAGGCGATACGGTGCTTTACGACATTGAGCTGGAGTCCCCGGACGGTGCAATCACAAGGATTCTCGAAGGGAAAATCAAAGTTTCTCCGGAGGTGACCCGTGTCAGATGCAAGCCTAAGACGTGAAAAGTTTCGCAGAAAAATTGCTTTAACTGAAGAAATCTATATCGAAGGTCAATGTAGCGATATTGCTCCAAAGATCGTCACGGTAGAGGTTCCTGGCATCCAGGGACCTCCGGGCAAGGATGGGGCAGACGGTAAACCTGGAGAACCCGGTAAACCGGGCGAAGGGGCTAACGTCGAAAGCATTGACAACTCTTTCATTGACAATCTTTTTTAATCGTAAAGGGAGTGAGAAAAATGAGTGCTTTGAATGCTTTTTTAGACAAGCAAGGCTTGACTCATTACGACAGCAAATTGAAGACGGTTGTTGCCGGATCGATGACAATCGAGGGACGCACCATCACCTTGAAGAGCGTTTCAGGCGCAACGATTGCTACGGTGACGATGCCGCAGACGATCTATGAGCTTGCAACGGCTCAGAAAGACGGTCTGATGAGCAAAGAAGACTTCGCCAAGTTGCAAGGTATCGCGGCTCAGGCGACAAAGGTCGAAAACTCTGAAACGAACGGGAACATCCAGATCAATGACGTGGAGACGCCCGTTTATGTCCATCCGACCGTGACGGCAGGCGCTCTTGCGTCTGGGCTCTACAAAATCACGACCGACGGCAATGGACACGTTACCCTCGGCACGAAGGTTGTCAAGGGCGACATCACGGCACTCGGTATTCCGGCGCAGGACACGACGTATGGCCCGGCCACGGCTGATGCTGCGGGGCTGATGTCTGCTGCCGACTTCACAAAATTGCAAGGAGTCGCTGTGGGAGCTCAGGTCAACGTACTCGAAAAAGTGAGCGTAAACGGCGGTGCTCTGCCGGTCAGTTCGAAGGGCGTCAATATTGATCTCACGCCGTACGCGCTGAAAACGGACATCGCCAGTGCCGTGAATTACAAGGGCTCTGTCGAAAACTATGAGGCTCTGCCGACCAAGGATGTGAAGGCAGGCGATATGTACAACGTCGAGAGTGCCGATCCTGCTCATCAGATTGACGCAGGGATGAATGTCGTCTGGAACGGCGAAAGTTGGGACCCGATGGCCCCGATGATCACGATGACTGGCATTACGAACGAAGAGATCGACGCCCTCTTCGCGTAGGGGGCGTTCCGATGGCTAACTCTTTTCTTGATTTGATAGGGCTGGCTCACTTCAAAGAGAAGCAGAGTCAGCAAATTAGCAAAGAGTTCGCAAAGAAGTCCGAGGTCGTCACAAAGGCTGAGGCCTCGGACTTCGCGAAACACAAGACGTGCAGCGCGATTCGAGATCGCTCTACGTCAAAGCCTGACTACGGGCTGAATACAAAGGAGGGGGCTGAATAATGGCTCTGAAAGAACAAGACATCGTCTTTACGACGACGGATGAAGCAGGCAACACCGTCATCCAGATGCCGATTACTCGTGTCGAAAATGTCGAAGACGCCGTGCGTACTGTGAACAAGAAGAAGCCTGACAGCAATGGCGACATTCAGATTGATGTCGACATGAGTCATCTGGCGACAAAAGATGAGCTGACGAAGGGCTTGGCGAATAAGCGAGATCACACGATCCAGATCGCCAACGCAGATTTGAACACGCTGCTTGAGGACAAAACATGGGCCTGCAGCGGGACGCTCAGAAATACGCCGATCACCTGCACTTTTTGCATTGTGCAGGCCTACGACACTGGCGTTCCTGTCAGCGGGAACATCGTGCAGGTCTGCTACGTCCCGAACCTAACCGACAACACGGTCCGCACCTTCTGGCGCAACTGCAATAATGGGTCGACCTTCGGGAAGTGGAGCGAGTCTGGCGCGGTGAAGACGGTGAATAGCATCGCGCCTGATGCTTCTGGCGAAGTGACGCTCCCGAACGCGACGACGAGCAAGGCCGGTCTTGTGCGCCTTGCTGCTGAAGAAGACGTTTTGAACGAAGCTCCCCAGACGGCGGTTTGCACTCAGCTGATCTACGAAATCAACGAGTTCAGACGAAAGTCTACGGCGTACCAGGTCGGGGACAAGGTGGATTGCGCCTTCCAGTACGAGCGCTTCCTCGAATGCACGAAGGCCGGCACGACAAGCGCGGACCTGCTCGATACGCGCAGCGTCACGCACGGGCAGGTCATTGCTGACGGCACGGTCGAATGGACTGTTCGAACGCATGCTCGCTCGATCAATGGATCAGTGGCAAGAGAAGATGGGGATGTTCCGGTTGACGTTGGCGTGAAGACTGTCAACGGGAAGGGGCCGGACGGCTCAGGGAACGTGAAGGTCGATACTGGCTTGCCGTTGGGGCACCTCTTCGCGTGGCCTTTCCAAACGCCTCCTGACGGCGCGATCCAGTGCAACGGCGCGACCTACAACCGTTCGCTTTACAAGGACTTCTTCGCCTATGCGACCTCGAAGGGTTGGGTGAAAACCGAAGCGGAGTGGCAGAGCATCGCGTCGGCTAATGGTGGTTATTGTCCGTACTACTCACAAGGCGACGGCTCGACGACTTTCCGCACGCCGAAGTTCGCGCCGTTTATGCAGATCGCAATTGCGGGGTCGAGCGCGGGTAAGTACCACAAGGCGGGGTTGCCGAATATCAAAGGTACTTTTAATGCTTCTCAGCTCACTGACGGGAGTGACTCCGCCTCTGGTGCTCTGATTGTTGGCGGGGGCGTATCAAGACCAACGCCGGCCAGTTCTTCTGACGATTCGCAAAATGGCTTTAGCTTTGACGCCTCTAAATCCAACGCCATCTACGGTCGTTCGAGCACCGTGCAGCCCGAGTCGCATGAGTGGATGATTTGCGTCGTTGTGGCGGGGCAGGCGACGAATCTCGGTTCTGTGGATATGGCCGATGTTTTGACGACTGTTGCGCAGGTGCAGGCGGACATTTCGCAGGTGAAAGAGGACGTTGATGCGATCCCACGGCCGAATGCTTACGTCACTCAAACGTGGAGAAGTGGGACAGAGTGGTATCGCGTATGGTCTGATGGATGGATTGAGCAAGGTGGACACGGTACTGGTGGCACATGCACTTTTAATAAGTCATTTTCTAATACAAATTACACGTTCAATGTGCAACCGTCGAGTGGGTATACGTCTCACCCTGACTGGATTGCGGCATACGAGCACCGCTCAGGCAGAACAACAGCGAAAACGTCAATCACGTATTACGAGGGTGGAAACCAAGGTTGGGATTGGCGCGCCAGCGGATATTGAAAGGAGGGAAGAATATGAATTTTGAAATCGGACAGATTTTCGAGGGCGAATATCCGCCCGAGGCGGCAGTGTTCTGCAACTCACGCGGTGACTGTTACATAGAGGAGATCGAGCCTCAGAACGGTGTACGTCGCTTCCAGATCGTTGCGGTGCCCGAGCCGACCCTCGACGAACTCGCGTCTCAGGTACGAGCTGAACGTGACATGAAGATCGCAGAGACGGACTACCTCGCAATGCCAGACTACCCTCTGTCTGACGAGGACAAGGCAGCAGTCATGGCTTACCGTCAGGCACTTCGCGACGTTCCGGCGCAGGAAGGCTTCCCGCTCGAAGTGGTGTGGCCCGGGGTTCCGGCTGTGTTCACGAGAACGAATGGGTAGACGAAGGGAATGAAGATGCCCACTATGGGCATCTTCATTGTCATTTTTCGAACGGAGACGGCGTCGGGAACAGCGCTTCTAAGAACTGCTTAGATTTCTTGCGGTTGGCACTGTCCATGTTGATGTCGGCGTTTAGGCAGAACATGCGCGGATTAAATTTTTTGATTCTCTCGCGGATTTTGTCGCATTCGGTTCCTTCAAAAGAGTCAATGTCGCTCTTGAATAGGAAATTGAAATGCTTAACCCAGAAGGATGGCTTTTTTTGAAGTTCAACTCTGGCTCCCATTCCGTAGGCCATCTCTAGCTGAAAAATCAGGCGTTGGACTTCATCACCTGTTCTAAATGGAGATGTGTTTCTCTTTAGAATTTCGGGGTATTTCTCAAGGGTTTCCGCGATCGCTGATTTTGTCATCCCGTCTACGGTATGCGAAAGTACGAGCAACTCGTGGTAACCGTAGCGCCGGCAGGCCATCAGCCATGCTCGAATTTGTGTTTCTCTAAAGCCATATTCGAGATGGCTATTGACGACGTTTTCAGCTTCCTCGATGGAAGCGTACTGCATCTGCTTAGGAACTTCTCTAAGGCGAACAATCGGTTTGTCACCATCGAAAAAGAAGTCTCGTGAAACGGGGTTCTTAATGAATATGTCGTCATTAAAGAGCAAAAATTTCTCCTGCAGTCCTGGGATCTTATGGACATACATTTCGATCACCACAGAGTTGAACGTAGGTAGTAGCTCGCTCGGAATGATTTCACTGTGGTCGACGATTGTGATCTTGGGATGCTCTTTGAGCCACGAGGGCTTTTGCTTGTTCGTGACGATGTAAATGTGGTTTATCCAGGGGGCGTTCTGGTGAATGGAGCGGAGAGAATATTTCAGCTCCTCATTGTCAGCAAATCTGAGGTCGCCGACATTATCTTCTTGGAACGGCAGGTTCAGTTCCTTTAAGCGTTCTTCCTTGGCTTTTTGGAAGTTTGGGTCAGAGCCGTCGCACCACAAATAGACGGCGTCTATCTTTTGCCGAGAATCATTTTGATTACAGGGGGGGTAACATCTTGAAACATATTTGATGTAGATGCAAAAATGGCTCACGGTTGCCGAATCAGCCGTGAGCAGGGTACGTACCCGTAACTTTATCACACCGCCTTCTGGCGGTTTTTTCTTATGTGGAATTTTATTGTCAAGGCGCTGAAAGAGGCGCTAAAGGAAAAGGTGACTGAAATGACGAAAGAAGAAGTGAAGGAATGGCTCGACAAGCTCGGCGTCAAGGTCGAGGAAGTGACCGAGGAGCTCATTGCCAAGGTTGAGGCCCAGAAGGCTTTGCTTGATGCGGAGACCCGTCGCAAGACGCGCCTCTTTTGGGGACCAGTTGGTTTCCTGGCCGGGGTTCTCTGCACGTGGCTGTACAACATCCTCTTCTGAGGATAGATGCAACGAGCTGTGAGAATCGGCGCGTTGCTACCAAGAGCATGCTACTGTGTGCTTGTGGCCGGGGGACTGTCCCTCGGCCATTTTTTTATAAGGAAAGCCATTGTTTTTTTACGGCTTCATCAATGACCAGAGCATTTGCACTGGCACGTACGGTTTCCCGACAGAGGTGACCATTCCTAACTACATCTACATCGGAACGACCGACGACAAGACCGTCATCGGGAAGAAATGGACGGGCAACGGCTGGGTTGAAGTGATCTATTACTTCTACGCCCAGCTCAACGAAAAGGACCTCTGCATCGGCGTGCAGGAGTATCCGACCGAGGTCGTCGACGCGAAGTTGATTCGCATTAACTCTCTCGACGAGTCTCTCATTGGCCTTTGGTACGACCGCACGGATTCGACCTTCAAGCCTGCGCCGATCCGCGTGCTTGCCGATCACTCGACAGACGTTGTGAACTATCGCAACGAAGATCGCTGGCTTTCCGACGTATTGGATGAAAAGGCGAACAGCCTCACAATCTACAGCAAGACCGAATCGGACGCTCGCTTTGCCCTCAAGGGCGAAGGCGGCTCTGGTGGAACACCGGGCGCTGACGGCGCTGATGGTTTGAGCGCTTACGAGGTGGCTGTCGCCAACGGCTTCATTGGCAGCGAGGTTGAATGGCTTGCGAGCCTTATGGGTGAACCTGGCCTGCCCGGCAAGGACGGCGTTGATGGCAAGGATGGCATTGACGGCGCTCGCGGTGATCAGGGGCTTCCTGGTAAGGATGGTCTGCCCGGTGCTGAAGGGTTGCCAGGTAAAGACGGTGCGCCCGGTAAGGATGGGCTTCCTGGTCGAGATGGCGAACGCGGTCCGCAGGGCTATCCTGGGGCTGATGGTCGCGACGGTACGAATGGCCGAGACGGTCAGGATGGCCAGGACTTCGGCGGCTCTGTAGCCTCTGACGTGATTCGCCTCAACGGGACTCAGGCTCTCTTCAAAACGTCGTCCATGATGACGCTCGCGACGAACAGCCTTGAGACGATGATTGCCGGTTCGAAAATCTATTCGAAGACAGCCATCAGCGTTTCGTCGGACGTTCGCCTTAAGGAAGGGATTGCAAAGGTCGATGCCGATCGAGCGATTGCGTTCATTCGCAAGCTCCCGGTCGTGACTTACTCCTACCTCGGCGAGGAAGACGGCCAGAAGCACATGGGGCTCATCGCGCAGCAGGTCCAGAATGTGGACCCGCAAATTGCGCAGCTCTTTGTCAGCAAGTCGTCTGAGGGCTATCTGGCGGTGGACTATGCTTCGCTCGTTTGTCCGTTGATCCTCGCGGTTCAGCGACTTTCGGAAGAAGTTGAGCGACTTAAAAGCTAAGGCTTAAAGCTCCATAACAGGGGGACGGGAAACCGTCCCCTTTTTTTACGCCTGTAGTGATGGCAGGCGTGTCAGGGCTAGGGATTTTGACGGTCGTTGAATATGGTGAAGGGGAGAACAAAAAAGGAGGTGATTTATGGAAAGAGGAGTTCTGCAGACGGCTATCGACTACGTGTCGCTGCTGATTCCTGCAAAAGGGGAGGCGTATTTGATGCTGGCTTCAGGGGCAATCGGAAGCGCGGTCGCGTGGTTGCTCGGTGGAATCGACTTGCAGCTCAAGTGGCTTCTGCTGTTTGTCGCCGTTGACTACTTGACAGGGACCATCGCAGCAGGGAAGACGGGCGAGTGGCACAGCCGTGTCGGCTTCCGAGGGCTTTTCAAAAAGGTTTTCATCTTCGTCGTTGTGATGCTTTCTCATGGGCTTGACGTCATCGCAGGCACCGACATGATGCTACGCAACGCGGCGATTGCGGCTTATGCCGTAAATGAATTAGGGAGCACGTTGGAAAATCTCGACCGGCTGGGCTTCGGGGGAATGATCCCTGGGTTTCTTCACCGGGCGATCAAGGAAATCAAAAGCAGGGAGGTTGTCAAAAAATGAGTAAGGTTATCTGTATTGATGCAGGCCACGGCGGCGCCGATCCGGGGGCCGTCAACGGCAAATATCAGGAGAAAAATGCGACGCTTGGCATTGCCCTGAAGATCGGGGACAAACTAACGCAAAAGGGTCATAAGGTTGTCTATACGAGGTCTACTGACAAGGTGCTAGGACTCCAGGCGCGCTGCGATATTTCAAACGCCGCGAAGGCAGACTTCTTTGTCTCGATTCATTGCAACAGCGCCGAGAATAAGGCGGCGTCCGGGATCGAGACTTTCAAGTATCCGGGCGTCGGTGGAATCACGCAGCGTCTGGCAAACAACGTTCAAAATTCGCTTGCAACGCACTTCCCGGAAGAGAAAAACCGTGGAGTGAAAGAGGCGAAGTACTACGTCCTCAAGCACACGAAAGCACCGGCCGCACTGGTGGAGGTCGGCTTCATCTCACACGATCCAACAGCCGAGAAATTGTTCAGGTTCAGCTACCAAGACAAGCTCGCACGTGTAATTGCCGAGGGAGTCGAAAAAACTTTTTCTTGAGCCGAATTTCAAAAATTCTTGTGACCTATAAGGGTTTACGATATACTAATTAGGCATGCAGAGAATTACGCTGGAAGTGACGCGTAAGTATCACGAGAACAAGAAAACGGCGTCACACCGGGCTTTGTCCGACTAATCAAGTTACTGTTGTAGTAAATTCTGTAGCGTCCTACAAGACACGAGAAAAGCCCCTGAAACCTACGTACAGCGCGGTTTTGGGGGCTTTTTAACTTTCAGAGAATTACGGGAAAACTCCCTGTTTTAGAGTGCGTAAGTGACACGTAAGTATCACGACACGCCTAGAAAAAAGCCTTTCGGCTTGACTTTTCCAGTTCACTGAATTGTCACACAACGTTCACTTGTAATTTGTCGATTGCGTCGATCAGGTCGGTAACGTCCTTGTGCGTATACAACTCTGTCACGTTCGAATTCGAGTGGCCGACGATCCTTTTCAGGACCACTGAGTTTGACGATACGCCGCAAGAATCCATCAGAGAAACGAACGTATGTCGGAGCGCATGAGGCGTGTGCGAGACGCCCAGGCTCTCCATATACGGGTCGAAAAAGTGCTTCTTGTACTGGTCGTACTTAATAGGCTTGCCGTTCGCGTTTTCGATCAGGTGCTCGCCATCGAGGCGCTTTGACAGGATCGGTGCAAGCTCTCGGTGGATCGGCACGATCCGGTCTGCGTTTTCGGTCTTTGTCCCGCGCACGTGGATGATGCGCTGCGCAAGGTCCACGTCTTCAGTCTTGACCCCGAGGAGCTCTCCTATCCGCATGCCGGTGTAAAGCATGATGAGCACAGTGTCAGCCAGCCGCAGTTCCGCGTAAGACTTCTTGCCAGTAGGGAATTGCACTGCGAAGTCTTGCGAGCCAAATACAGCGCCGAGCTCCTCTGCTGTGAAGAATTTTTCCTTCGCGGCCTTTTTCTTTTTGGGCGGTGTGATCACCAGGAACTGCGAGTAGTCTTTCGTGACGATGTCGTTCTCGATGCAGTACTTGAACGCGTTTTTGAAGATCGATTTCACCTTGCCCTGACTCTCCTCCGACATGTGATTCATGCCGTCGAGGATGTCCTGCATGTGGACCTTCTTGATGTCGGCCATCTGCATGTCGTAGAGCGGGGCGCAGCGCTTGTAGGCTGACCTGAGCCCGGCGGCGCTGCTCGGGTACTTCTTGAAGTGCGGCGGCGTCCAGATGTCCCAGACCTCAGCAAAGGTGAGCGTCTTTCTTGTGAGGTCGATTGGGTTCTGGTGGTACTCGGCCAAAGCGATCATCGCTTCTTTTCGGCTTGCGTAGTATCCAAGCGTGGACGTGAGCTGCTTTGCCTTTCCCGTCTCTTCGTTGATCTCCCATCCGGTTGTGATTCGTACCCAGAAGGGCCGTCGGCGATTGCCGCTTAATTTTGAAATGTTTCCATAGCCGTTTGGCGCTTTAATTGTCATCACCTTCTTTGAGGTGCTTGGTTTGATACTCCTTCAAGAAGTTCTCCATTCCAATGCGCTCGGTTTTCGATAGCTGCTTGAGGAAATCCGTCTGAACTGGCAGGCCTATCAGCAACGCAGGATTCACTCTCAGTTCGACGGCCATATCCCTGAGGATGTTTCGCTTGATGTTCGTGACCTTTCCGCTTTCCCATTTTTGGACCGCAGCGGCCTGCACACCAAGTCGCTCACCGAGTTCCGCCTGCGTCAGATTTCGAAGCATCCTCGCGCGTTTGATGATGTAGCCTATTTCTTTGTCGGATAAATACTCCATTAAACTCTCTCTCCCTTTGCTGCTATAAATATCTAATTTAGATATATATCTAATTTAGATCATTTAATTTATCAAAGCAAGAGAAACGATTAACTTCCAAAAATTCACTATTGAACTCAATTATCTTATTTCGTACTATTTTTTTGAAAGGCAGTGAGAGGCACCGTGCGATCATGCGCGATTTTTTTTAACCGCAACTGTCTAAAAAAGATGAAAAAGGAGATGTTTTCCATTGAGAAACCTAACGGTGAGCGATGTCGCTAAGGCGCTCAATAAATCGCCTCAGTACATCAGAATCTGCTTACAAAAGGGTTTGCTCCCGTTTGGTGCGGCCGCAAAAATGCCGCATTCCGGGCAGTGGACTTACGTAATTTTTCCGAAGAAATTCAAGGAATATGTCGGCGATGAAGCCGTTTGAGAGAACTGCGTTGAAAAAGGCACGCAGGGAGGCAGGGTTCACGCAGGCAGAGCTGGCCGTGCTTGTCGGTTGCGGACAGCAAACAGTCTCAAAACATGAGAGCGGAGTAGCGACACCGGCACACTTCAAGACGTTGCGAGCGTATGAGGATGTGCTCGGTGTTCCGGCTTGCGAGCTCTTTCCAGATGTTTTTGAGGAGGGGGCATGAAAAATGCCCCGCCGTGACAGTTCGGCGAGGCTATCGAATGAAATGAGGGGAGGAATTTATCTCTAGTATGACATCCCCAGATGAAAAATCAATAAAGCCTAGCGCGTCGGGCGTAAAGCACCATTTCAGCGTGTCGGTTGCCGTCGAGGTCGGCGTCAATGCCGCCGTTGTCCTTGAGAACATTGCGTTCTGGGTGCGGGCGAACCGCCGAGCCGGACGCCACCACCATGACGGGAAACATTGGACCTATGGGAGCACCCGGCACTTCGCCGAGCTTTTCGACTACCTGACAGAAAAGCAGGTGAGAGGGGCTATGGACAAGTTGATAACCTGTGGATATGTGGAAACAGGGAACTTCAACCGATCGGCATATGACCGGACCAGGTGGTTCACGCTGACCGAAAAAGGCGAGCGCGCGACCCAGGAGCGGCAGTCCGAAAAGCCGACAAAGGCAAAAGGTGCAGCCGGCAATGGGCGACCTATACCAGATAAAAACAAGAAATCGAAAACGGGATATATGACAGACTCAGCGGCGGGCGATTATCGTCGCGATCCTTTCGATTTTTGAGGGAAGGAATGAGAATGAATGGCTTTGAGGGAAGTCGATCTTTCACACATTCGCAACGGGCGCACGAAGCCCGCAATCTGCACCAGGCATGGTGCATTTACGGACACTGGCGTAACGATCCGCGACAGGATCATCTGGATGGGCTGTGCGCAATGTGCGCTTGAGGCCCGCGACCGTGAGAATGCACGACTCGCAAGAGAGGCAACGAAGCGCAGTGAGGCTGTGAAGGCTTGTCGCATCATTGGTGACGCAGCCATCCCGGAGCGATACCGGGGTCGCACGCTTGAAGGCTACGTCGTGTCGAATGCGGGCCAACGTGCTGCGCTTGAGGCTTCAAGGGAGTACTTGAAGACCATTACGCAGGCCGATGACAGTGGGGCGAACATGCTTTTCTACGGCACGTCCGGGACTGGCAAAACGCACCTTGCTGTCGGTGTCGCGCAGGCGTTGATCGAGCACGGAGGCTCGGCACTCTATACGAGGGCGTCACGCATCGCTCAGAGAATCAAAGAGACATACGGTCGCCAGTCTGACAGGACTGAGCGCGAGGTTTATGAGTCCTTTGCTACGCCCGATCTTCTTGTCATCGACGAGGTCGGCAGACAGTTCGGAACGGATGCCGAGAAGCTGATGCTTTTCGAGGTTATCAACTCACGCTACGAGGCGCTGAAGGCAACGATCGTCATCAGCAACCTTTCTGGCGAGGCGTTGATTGACTATCTTGGCGAGGCGGCAATGGACCGGCTTCGAGAAGGAGGGCGTTCGGTGCTCTTTGACTGGACGAGCTACCGGCGCCGAGGATATTGAAATACATGAGACCCCTTTGCGGGTCTCTTTTTGCATGGAGGCTTCGATGAACTGGAAGTTTTTTGTGCCGCTCGGGCTTTTCGCTGCGGGCGCTGTCGGCGGGTACATGTACGCGTCCCACGAATACGGCGAGGAGATCGCTAACATCAAACTTGAGGCGGCGATCATTCGCGCCAATGACGGGAGGAAGTCCTATGAAAAACTGGTTGCGGCGCAAAACGCGCTTGATGCTTCTCGGCGCGATGCTGTGCGCCTCTCTGACGACCTTGACCGGGTGCGGCGTGCCTACAAAGATCGCGAGCGACGAGCCTCTGCCGACGCCTGCCGAGTGGAACGAGCCGCAATCGCCAGGTGCGAGGGACTTCTCAGAGAAAGCACAGAGCTTCTTGCAGAGGGTTCAGACCTACTTCAAAGAAACGCCGGAGTTCACGATGCAGCCGTGAGCCTGAACCAATGAAAAGCGCCGGTGGATGTCCCGGCGCTCTGGCTTAATTATTTTCTACGAGATCTCTTAGTTCTCTTTTTAGATGATGAACTGGCGCGTGTCTGGCCGCCATAGACGTCTGGGTCGCAGATTTTCTGGCTTCTGCTGAACTTGCCGTTATTGCACAGAAACCTTCCATCAACGCAGCGATCGACACCTCCCATCCGGCCTGAACAGGGGGCTTTTGCTGCCATGGCTTGGGATGAAAAGAAAGTCGTTGCTAGAAAGGTGGCAACAACGAAAACAGAAAATGTTTTTGCGCTCATAAAGCTAAAATCAAGAGATTACTTCTTGTCAATCGAAATGTCGTACTTGACTTCGGTGGGTTTGTGAGCCTTTACAGCGCTGGCAATGGCGTCGACATTAGCAACAGCCCCCAGAGCAATCAGCGGCGTGACGATTTCTTCGGGTTTCTTGTTGAGCTTTGTGGCAATTGCCTTCACGAGTGCAGGCTCATCAGTCGTACCGTCTGCTTTCAAGTGCTGGTTGCGCAAGCCTGCCCACAGGCGAACAATTTCTTGCTCATCCTTGGTTGTCGTGCGATCAGCGGCCATGACATCGTCCCAAGTCCACTTCTGTGAGCCATTGAATCCCTTGCCGTCCGTCGCATAGTTGCATCGAGCGACGGCGATCTGTGCGGCCTTGATGCCGATCACGCGGTCAATAAGCTGAACAGAGGCTATGTCCGTAAGATTATGTTCGGCAAAATACTTGGCAGCACCCATGCAGGTAGCGGCCAGGTTGGTTGAATTGACGGTTTGTGCCGGCTCGTTCAGACCGACGACAGCGTACGTAATGGTGCGAGTTCCTGCCTTAGTAGCTTTTTCTTCAGTGATGACGGCATAAGGGAGAAGTTCGAAGCTGACCTGTTCGACCGTTTTTTGCGCGGTTTTTTCTTCTTCTGACGTCTTTTCGACACAACCAGCCAAGACAGCGGCGGCGAGAGCGAGGGCAATGGCGATCTTTTTCATAAGTTCTCCAGGAGGAATAGGACAGCGAAACGACAAAAGCGCGGAGGTGATCCGCGCGTAGATTTTCAAATTGTAACTTACTTTTAGGGAATGGCCTCGAGGCGGGCGGCAATTTCGTCGCGTTCGTCGCAAAGCGCCAGGAACGCCTTGACAAGGCTCCGCCATTCTACTTTTTTCCCGGCCGCGTAAGCGTCAGCAGCTTCGTCGCTCTTGAGATCGATGGCGAGTTCGAGCTGTTCGAGGGCTTTTTCGAGTTCGCGGCGGCTGGTGTTGTTCGTCATGATTGTCTCCGGTGTTTGTGTTTTGGTGTGCTCATGTTCGCTCTGTACCTCGGAGACAGCAAGTTGTAGTTAAACCTTCTTGCTGTGAATCATTCTTTCATGTCGGCAGGATCGCGTCTGCCCACTGCTGCATGACCGGGCGGCGTTGCTCAAGGAGGTCTGAGCGTTGGTAGGCCTGCACGACCTTGTCGCCCTTTACGTGAGCCAGAGCGCGCTCGGCAAGGGCCTCATGGATGAAGTTTTCCTCGCACCAGTCGCGGAACGTTGATCTGAAGCCGTGCATTGTGAAAGACTCGCCTGTCGCCTTCCGGATAAAAGCCCGAGGGCTGTCGATAACCATCTCTTTGTCTGATCGTGGCGCAGGAAAGACGAGCTCAGACTTTCGTTCGCAGCGTTCTAGGACTGCCAGTGCCTGACGTGAGAGCGGGACGCGGTGCTCAAGACCGCATTTCATCCTAGGGGCCGGGATCGTCCACGTCGCGCGCTGGATGTCGATCTCGTCCCATCGTGCGCAAAGGAACTCTTGCACGCGTGTAGCAGTGAGGATGCCGAAAAGGACGGCGCGAGACACGACAGAAGTCTTTTTCGCCGTCTCCGGTGCAAAACTTTTCAGAATTTCAAGAGGCATTGCCTCATGGTGCTTGACTTCGTGGACTTTTGAGATCGGCGGCAGGAAGAAAGCTAGCCCGTCTTTCCAAGTAGCAGGGTTTGTTTGTATGAGTTCTTCAGCGATTGCTTGAGAGAAGAGACTTTCGAGGCGGCCTCGTAGGCGGCTGGCTGTCTCTGGCTTTTCTGTCCAGATCGGTTTGAGGACTTCGAGGATGTCTCCTCGCGTGATGTCCTTTACGCGAAGAGCACCGAGAACCGGGACGGCATAGGTTTCGATTGTGGACACCCACTGCGATGCGTGCTTTTCGTTTTTCCAGCGCTTGACGTTTTGAATGGTCGCGATTGCACCAGGATAGAACTCTTTGAAAGTGATGCTTTCTCGGGCGTCTGCTTCTGAAAGCTTTGATGATGACGGATCGATGCCGTCGGCCGCCATTGAGAGAATTTTTGCTGCCCGCGCTTTTGCAGACGTGATTGAAATGCGCGAGGCGCCACCGATCGACAAGTCTTTCCGTGTCCCCGCGAATCGGTAGCGGACAACCCACTGCCGGGAAGACTCAGAACGCACGAGAAGCATCAACCCACCGCCGAGCGAGTACCGGCCGGGTGGCAGCGTCATGAAATTTTTCGACGTGACTTGATCTTTCATATCTACCTTTGGGCGGTGAATCGCGTAAGACCCACCAGAGACCCACCGAAAAAAGACCCACCAAAAGACCCACCTCCACAGTCTATCGCATGGCGTGATATGTCGCAATCTGGCGGATTTTGGCGGAATCGACGAAAGTAGAATTCTGGAATGTGCCTGGTACTCAAGGCAAATAAAGAAAAACCCCGGAGCCTGAGAGGCTTCGGGGTCTGTGTTCTGGCGGAAGGGGAGGGATTCGAACCCTCGATACGGAATTTCCGTATGCCGCCTTTCCAGGGCGGTACATTCAACCACTCTGCCACCCTTCCAAGATGGAGCGAGCTGACGGTTTCGTCAGAGAGCGCAATTGTACAGTATATTTTTAAAGTCGTGTGA